TCCAACGGGGCATGATACACACAAGTCTGCTGCGCTTCCCCCTTGCAATCCGTCCAAATAGGCGTAAAGACGGACTCAGCGCATTCTTGGTCCGTGCCATTGGGTCGGTCAAAATGCGCCGCGGTCATGACTAGGATCGCAAAGCCCTGTGCGGCCTTAATTGGCCGAGGGGCTGAAAAGGAATCCACCAATGCCAGGCGAACGCGGCCGTTGATGTGAAAGAGCCCATCTCTTAGCGGAGACCGTTAGTAGGCTCTGCCCCTGGGCGCACAGGGGACGCTGGTTGTGGGTGACGCCTCGGGAAGGAACCCTCATCGTTTCCGCGCACCGGCCGGGACGTTCGCCCTGGCCTCCGCCAACAAGCGGTCGGATGTGATGGCCCGATCGGGGGCGCACCAAAGTCGCCACAATTCGGAATCGTCGGGAATAATTTCGTGTCGGAATCAGAGGTTGTAGAAACCAAAGGTAGCAATCCACTTCCTTATGCCTCGCATGAGCGGTACGCGCGGGCTCGCGCTCTTATGCACAAGCCGATAGAAGCGGCGCGAATTGCTGGTTTTTCCGAAACGAGCGGCGCAAGTTCCAAGGTCGAAAGGCGTCGTGACGTGCAGGCGCGCATTGCTTGGCTGACGCGACAGCCGGAGGAAACCATTGCGGAAAAGCGGATGGAACTTGAAGCCTATCTATGGCGCGCTTTGCGCTACGATCCCATGATTTTTTGGGATGGTTCACGGCTCCGTGACTGGGCCGAGATTGACCCCGATGATCGCACCCTGATCGAAGGTCTCATGTTTACGGAAAAGGGCAAGCCGAACCTTCGGGTCACTTCCCGCCTCGCCGCCCACATCGAACTGCGCAAGATGCTCGGCGGGGATGCTCCCGCCAAAATTGCCCAGACCGATCCGAGTGGCGATCACGCAGCCCCATTGGCTCCGGTGATCAATCTGAGCGGGCGGCCGGAGGCGGCTTAGGGACACTGATTTATAGCTTGCTGAGTTCCTTGACGATCTTCTGCCAAGCCCTGTTGCAGTCCTCAAGCGCTTTTATGGCTACGGTTACTGTAATGTCTTCGTCGCAATGTTCGATCACCGCTACTTGCATAGAGACCAAAATTCGCAGCGCGCGTTGATGAATCTCTGTCATGTTTCGTCTCCCCTTGTTTAGTCCACATCATCCGGCTTGATGTTGTGCTCGATCATCAGATGTTACAAAGGGCAAAATGAGCACCGGCCATCTTCACGGCGACGAGAAAAAATCCGATGCCGAGCTTTACCAGATGCTCGGGGAAGCCGACACGGCGAAACTTTACGCAACCAGGGTCAAGCTCGACACATCGCATGATATTCCCTACGCAGGTGGCGTGAGCGTCGACGGCAAAACTGTCTACATCGATCAGATGCTTTGTCGAGAACTGAGGCTCAGTCCGATTCGCGGCATGACCAGCCGTCAGGTCTTTCAAGCCTTTATTGAACACGAACACACCGAATGGGCGATCGACGCAGGTGATAATCCGGTCGATACCTATCCCGCAGCCCACGCCTTCGCGACAGCAAAAGAGGAAAGATTCGTCAAGCAGCTCGGCGTCAATCCCGAACGCTACGAAGCCGCCATCCGCCCGGCGCTGGAACGCTGCGTCAAGCGTGATCCAGAGAACCCGCCCCGCGACCTGTGGTGCGGCCCCTATCTCGACGATCCGACGCCACGGGACAGGGAACTGCTGCGCATATTCCGCGCCAAGGGTGTGCTCGACGCCTTTAAGGCTTCGAAGATCACCGCGGGTTATGGAATCGGCGAGCGGGAATGCAAGGATTGCCGATATTTTGGCGGCGGCGAGCTGGCGTCATGCGAGAAGGTGTGCGGGCTCGTGAGGGCGAATCGTCATTGCAAATGGTGGACGGAATGACAGACTACCGCGACGACCATTCCCCGGATATTGCGCTGCTGCTAACGCTGGCGCGGACAGTAAAAGCGCTGCTCACACATGAACTTGACGATGACAAGCGGATTGTCCTGCTTGATACGCTCGACGCTGCCATGAGGCCCTTCGAACACTATCCCGATCCGATCCAGCAGCAGTTGCAGGACGAGACTCAACTTGATCATGATGCGGCCAAGGATGGTCGCGAATGGACAGGAGCCTGATGATGACATTACAAGAGTTCAAGGCTTGGTTCGATGGCTTCACCGAAAACATGGGCGAGGCACCGCCGACCAAACTGCAATGGGCGCGCATCCAAGCGCGGGTGAAGGAAATCGACGGCGCGATCACCACCTATCCGGTGTTCGTCGATCGGTACTGGCCGCCGCACTATCCCTCATGGCCGACTTGGACATGCAACACCGCATCGCCGCCAGCCGTCTCCGTCTTCAATGCGACATCAGCGATGACCTCGCTCGGACAAGCGGACTACTCGGCCGTTCAATAACAGGAGCTTAACATGGGCGAGTCAATGACGTCGCTTTACCGTCGCGGCGCAATCTCCGGCAAGCAGATGGGCAAGATGGCTGGCGGCGGCAGGCCGGCCATTCTCAACAAGACGAGAGCGCAGTCGTCCCGAATGGCGCAAAGCGGGCACGTGCCGAGCATCAAAACCCACATTAACGATCCCGCCTTGCAGCGCACAGGGGCGATGCCCTCCAGGGGCGCCCGCGTGAACAAGGGCGGACAGCCGAGCGCTGGCCATATCGAGGAAGATCAGAACCCGAAATTCCCCTCGGGTGCCCGCGTAAAAAAAAACGCTAGGCCGGTAGGTCGTCAGGGATTGGGCGGAACATCGCCAGGCTTGCGCAGCTCGGGACCGGAGTATGGCGGGCCGTCATCGCGGAAGTATGGGTAAGCATGTCAGGCTTCGGCGTCGCCCCTCTGAGGCAATCGAACGGCGAGGATTCACCAATGCCATGGTCCGGGAAGACGTTTGGCGCAAGGCACAACCATTCGCTTTCCGGCGCCGGAGCCGCCAAGGCTGCCTCCATTGCGAATGCGATCTTGAAGCGCAGCGGCGACGAAGGCATGGCCATCGCGGTCGCGAACAAACGAGTCGCCAGCATGCGCAAGCGTGGCCGCATCTCGGACAAGGCGCACGCCAAGCACAGCGCGGGGCTCGACGGTGAGCGGGATGTGGACGCAGCCACAGCGTAACCGATGAATTGGGAAAGAAGACATAACCTGTTGCTGGCAGAGTTGAAAGCGCTACAAGCTGCGGCGCAAAAAGTTGTGGACGAAACAAATAAAAATCTCGACACGAAAGATGTTCCCTTGAAGTACGGTGCTCCTTATGGAGCCTTGGCCGATCTGGCAAATCTTTTGGCAAAACAGTACGGCTGCAAATGAGCAACCGCCGCCCTCTCGCGCTTGACTTGCATATGCATCCCAAGCAGTGGATCGCATTCGAGACCAAAGCGACAGAGGTTCTATTCGGCGGCGCGGCCGGCGGCGGAAAATCTATGTGCATGCGTATTGCTGCCATCGTCTGGGGTGCTGCAATTCCCGGCCTGCAAATCTATCTGTTCCGCCGCAGCCGCCTCGATCTGATCAAGAATCACATGGAAGGCCCCAACGGATTTCGTGCGCTGTTGGCAGGATGGGCCAACGGCGGCTTCTGTTCGGTCATCGAGGATGAGATTCGTTTCTGGAACGGGAGCAAGATTTATCTCTGCCACTGTAAAGATGAGAAGGACATCTATCGCTATCAGGGTGCCGAGATTCACGTTCTCTTGATGGATGAGCTTACGCATTTTTCGGCCACGATGTATCGATTCCTCCGCAACCGCGTCCGCATGGTCGGAATTGATCTACCGCCTCAATATGCCGGTCGGTTTCCTCGCATCTTTGCGAGCGCAAACCCAGGAAACATCGGACATCTTTGGGTCAAGGAAACATTCATCGCAGGCGTGCAGCCCTTGGTCGCCCGTTTGATGCCCGCCTCCGAAGGTGGCATGATCCGCCAGTTCATTCCCGCTCGGTTGGAAGACAATCCGAGCATGATGCAGGACGATCCCGGCTATGAACAGCGCCTTGAAGGTTTGGGTTCGGAAGCTCTCGTCAAGGCGATGCGGTACGGCGACTGGGATGTTGTCGACGGCGCATTCTTTGACTGCTGGCGCAATGACCGGCACGTTATCGCGCCGTTCGCTATTCCATCGGATTGGCTGCGCTTTCGCAGCGGTGACTGGGGCTCGGCTTCTCCCGCCAGCATTGGATGGTGGGCCGTCGTCCAGGATGATTTCGAAATCACCGCTGTGGGTGATCGACCTCGAAAGCGGCGATTACATCATGACTACGAATCCGATAGATGCCTGGATACAATTGGAGAAGGGGGCAAAGACAGCGCCACGGCACAGGCCGGTATCGTGCTGCGTCGTGGATCCTTGATACGTTATCGTGAAGACTATATTTCCTCAGGCCCCAACAAGGGTTTGAAGCTCACCGCCGAGCAAGTCGCGGACCGCATCATAGAGCGGGAGGCAAAAGACCCGAAGCTGTCTTACGGCGTCCTCGATCCCAGCGCATTCAAGGAAGACGGCGGCCCCTCCATCGCCGAGCGCATCAACGCCAAGCTGGTCAAGAAAGGCATCCCGGCTTTCCGCCCTGCCGATAACGCCCGTGTCACGCGAATGGGTGGCTCTGGCAAGGCCGGGCCGATGGGCGGCTGGGATCAGCTCCGGGCGCGCATGATCGGATCGGGCACGGCGACCGATCCCGAACCGATGATATTCTGCTTTTCGACGTGCGTTGATTCTATCCGCACAATCCCTGTGTTGCAGCACGATCCGCATCGCGCCGAAGACTTGGACACCAACGCCGAGGATCATTGCGGTGACGATTGGCGATATGCGGCGATGAGCCGGCCGTACACTAAGACAAAACTCGTTCCGGAAGCGCCAAGAGATGCCTATCGGACGCCGAGCGAGATGATCCCGATGGACAGCTTTAAGACGATGTGATGGCAACAATAACCAAACATTACTGCGACCGGTGTAATGCGCTGAGTGAAATTCCGATTCGAAGATACAGTTTGGTATATAATGACCAACGTGGGAATACGAATGTGCACTGCACTCGGGATGCTGATTTGTGTGAAAAGTGCCACTTTGAACTGGAGGATGTGTTAAAATCATTTTATCCTGCTTGGGTATATGAAAGACATTTAAACAAGAAAACGGGCCAATGAATGCCAAAGCCAGCTATCGGCCGCCGAGCGAAATGATTCCGATGGATAGTTTTAAGACGATGTGATGTCGCCACAGGCCATTGAATTATTGAGTTTTCTAAACAGCGCCTCGACGGCTGTTTTGCGGGAGAGTCACCGCAGTCTTGTGAATGAGTTGAGACATGCCGGTGCAATAGACCGAAAGACGAAAACATTCTACCGAGTATCGTCCAGCGGAAAAGGTGTCAAAGTGATCTTCGGCGGGTCACATCTTTTTCGCGAAGTGAAACCGAAATCATGAATGTGAGGTCATGTGATGACATTGGAAGCGACTGAAAAGGAATGTGCTGCCGTCGCCATTGCGCCGCGGGTGAGCCTATCGGATATCGAGGCGGCGATCGCGGGCAAATACTGGGGTACCGCAGATCAATTGGTGGGACCGACAAACGAGAATGGCAGCCGACCCAAATTTTGCGCAACTGACTTGCTAAAACACATGACAGTTTGCGTCCTCATAATGAGGAACGGATTTATTGTGATAGGTAAGAGTGCCCCAGCCTCTCCTGAGAATTTTAATGCTGCCCTCGGTGCAAAGCTCGCTTATGAAGATGCAATCCGTCAGCTATGGCCCCTCATGGGCTTTGCACTGCGCCAGCGCTTCTATGAGACGCCAGCGCTGTGAAGCCCATCCCCCGTCCTCCCGACGCCTCCCTCCAATCCCTCGCCCGCCTGATCAATCCTCGCCTCGCCAACATCGGCGCCTCCGTCAATTTCTATCGCATTGAGCATCCCGATCAGAGCATTGATACCGGGATCATCTTTTCCTGCGGCGCCAGGCGCGCGAACGTGGTCACTCAAACCCCACTCGGCGAGGCCGATGCAGACGAGATTGTGGCAAATGTGAATGCCTGGGTCGGGGAGCTGCGGCCGGAATCGAAATGGACGACTGATCCCAATGAGGCGGCATGATAAAACTGAGTCCAGCAGAATTGGATCACATTGCCAAATGCACGCGCGATCCCACCACGCTGCCGCCCGGAATGCTTGACGAGATGAAAGCCGCGAAGGTCGGACCATTCATCCATAGTGATGAAGAGTGGGCGGCAGCGCTCAAGAAGGTATTTGCGGACAAGGGACTGAAGCTCGTATGACGCGCCTCCGCGCCATCGCCCTATCCACCGTCTCCGGTATCACGCTGCGCAACGTGTTGCCCGAGTTAAGGCTCAGAGCCGGGCTGCGGCTCGGCGTCATACAGGCATTTCCGAGATGAGAAAATCCGCCACCAAGCGCAAGGAAGAGACGCCCCGCACCCTCACCACGAGCCGGGTGATCGATGCCGCTTGGCGCTCCATCCTCGAACAGACCATCCCGCCTGAGACCCATCCCGATTGGGTCAAGACTTACAAGCGGTTCTTTTTTGCGGGAGCCAAGGCGCTGCTCGATTCGTTTCTCTATTCCGACATGCTCGACGAAGACGATCCGACTTATGCGACTGAGCGTGATGTCGATCGCGTCGATGCGATCATGCACGAGATCAATGCATACTTTACGGAAGTGGTGGCGGGGCGGCAGTGATGCCGAAACTTGCAGGACACCATGGACGCGGCATGGAAGCTGTGGGCCCGATCATAAAGTCGTGGGAAGGATATCGCGAGATCATTGCGCTCCCATCCATGCTTAGGGTAAAAGTCAACGACATCGTTGCCCGCCGCCGCGCCCGAGAGATCGTCATGATGCGCGAGCGTGGTGTTGAAATTGAAGGCGGTCTCGTTCACCAAACGCCTGCCATGACGGAAGCCTTGGCAAACCTTTCTCGCGTCGATGCTTGAAATGAGCGATGATCTAAAACCAAAAGTAAGATCAGGAAAACCTGATTCGTTCGGTTGGCTCCGTCGAAAGGACTTGGAGACGAGCAAGCATCGAGTGTGGGAAAGGCCGGACGGCACACTGTATGTGTTTTCTGATGTAAAGCAGCCATTTTTGCATCAATGGGTAGGCAAGCGCGATGCCTGATCCCAACTCCCTCCGCGTCATGTCCGCCATCGATCGCATGCCCCCAGGCTTCCGCGCGCTCGTCCATGAGTTCGGCGCCGTCATCGTCGACAAGATGATGGCGGATGGATACTCGGACCCGGATGAGCTGCGGACAGTATTGGAAGGCTGGCGCGAGCGGCGGCAGGAGGAGTGGCTGCGGACGGATTATTTGATTCGGCGCAAGGAGTTAAATACATGATAAAAAAAGATGCATTGATCGAAATGGTGATTCCATTTCAATGGTCTCCTAGAGAGCTATTGCGTCGGCTTACGGGTTTTGATCCAGATACTCATGTAACCCAGATGGGGACTCATGTGGCGGAATTGCGTTGCGATAATTCCCCAAAAGTTCTTCCGTTAAGCCGTTCCGGATTGGAATGGTTTCGGTCAAAAACGGAGGAAAATGGTAAAATTTTTGGGCAATTCTATTTGTACGAACTTTGTGATGATTGACGCTAAGCCGGCGAAGCAAGAGGCGTTCCTATAAAATGCCCCTCCCGTCTCAAGGCTCCAATTTCGTTTCGCGTGACGGGACGCTAGGCTACTGGTCGACGAATGCGCCGGATGATTTTGATTTCTCCGGGGGTGACGACGGGTTCTGGCCGGTCAGCAGGCTTAGGCAACAATACGTCGATTATCTGGTTGCGTGTGTTCAAGAGTATGAGGAACAGAAGCAAAGCCGTCACTATTATCATAGCGCTCAGTGGACTCCCGAGGAAATCAAAATCCTCTGCAAGCGCCACCAGCCCATCATCACCGACAACCAGATCAACCGAAAGATTGATAGCGTCGCCGGCCTTATAACAAGATTGCGCCAAGACCCCAAAGCCTTTCCGCGCAATCCCAAGAATGCGGACGGTGCCGAGATCGCCACGCAAGCGGTGCGCTCGGTGCTTGAAGCCAATCAATGGAAATTTCTCGACGGCGCATGTGCGACGCAAGCCGGCATCGAGGGCATTGCCGGGATCGAGTTGAAGCTGATCGAAGGCGATCACGATGACCCTGATGTTGGAATGGAAATAGTTTATGGGGACGATTTCTTTCACGATCCTCGCGATATCAAACCGCAGGTGCTTGGGCGATTCCATGGGCTCGCGAAGTGGCTAGACGTAGAAGAGGCGATCGAGCTTTTCCCCGATAAGGAGGAAGAGCTGCGGACGCTGATGGTTGAAACTGGATTTGACCTAACGACGCACGCCGATCGCGAGTACAAATGGATTTATGTCAACGAAAAGCGGCTGCGCCTCGTCGAGCATTGGTACATCCATGATGGGAAGTGGTATTGGGCCTTCTATTGCTCGATGCTTTTGCTGGCGCAGGGCGTCTCGCCCTTCATCGATGAGCGCGGCAAGCCGATGTCCCGGTTCGTCATGTTCCGCGCGAACGTCGATCACGACGGCGATGCCTATGGTCTCGTCCGCACGCTCAAGGGCATGCAGGACGAAGTGAATCAGCGGCGCAGCAAGGCGCTGTTTCTGTCGAACGTGACCAAGTTGACCGGGCAAAAGGGCGCGGTCGATAGCGTCGAAGTCGCGCGCCGAGAGAATGCGCGTCCGGATGGATACATCGAATACAACATGGGATTCGAACCGCCCGCGCCCGATCCAAACAAGGCCGCGGACCTTGCCAATCAACTGGCGCTGATGCAGGACGCCCGGCAGCAAATCCAGTCCTACATCAACATCAATCCCGCGCTGATGGCGCAGGAGGATCAGCATTCCGGCGTTGCGATCAACTACTTGCAGAAGGCGGGCACTGCCGAGCTGGGATCGTTCCTCCGCAACTACTGCGCCTGGAAACTGCGGGTCTACAAGGCGATTTGGAATATCGTGTCGCGGACATGGCAAGCCGAGCGCTGGATTCGCGTCACCGACAATCAAGGCCTTGCGCAGTTCATCCAGATCAATGGCCTCGAAATGGACGAATGGGGCCAGCCCCTCATCATCAATGCGATCGGTCAATTGAACGTCGAGATATCGATGGACGAGGGTCCGGATGTCGCCAACATGATGCAGGATGCGTATGAAGTCATAAAAGACGATCCGACCATCCCGTGGCAGATCAAGCTCGAATTCATGCCGCTCCCGGCTTCGATGAAGAAAGCCGTCGAGCAGAAGTTGGCTCAGGCTCAGCAGCAACAGCCGCCAGATCCGAAGCTCCAAGCGGCCCAGTTGAAGGCTCAGACTGACCAGCAGAAGGGCCAGCTTGACATTCAGGCGGCCCAACTCAAAGCGCAGGTCGATCAGCAGAAGGGCGCGGCCGAAGTCCAGCGCGCGAACGTGCAGGCGGAAGCCGAGAAATTCAATGCGCAACAGGACGCTCTCGCGCGGCAACAGGATCAGCAAGCCGCCCGCGAACAGCATGCGCAAGACCTCCGCATGGAAATGATGCGCGTGGAAGCGGAGCGCGAGAAGATCAGGATGCAGATCGAGCAAGCCCGCCAGGAGCATGAATTCGCCATGGCCGAATTGGCGCGGCAGCATCAGACGAAGCAGGCCGAACATGCGGCGAAGCGCAAGGCGGCTGCGATGCAGGCGCGGCGACGGCCGGCGGCGGCGGCAGCACGATGAGCATCATCATCCCGACCATAGCGTTCGCCAATGGCGACAATGACGAGGATGGGTGGATTGTGTCGTGGGCGATGGCAAACGGCGATACCGGGCTGACGCTGACGAAGCAGGCGACTTTCGTTGGGTTTGCCGATCGCAGCGTTCAGGTTGACGGGACATTCGGCGCCGGGTTCAGCCTCTCTTGGGAAGGCTCGAATGATGGCGTCAATTTTCATACGCTGCGCGATCCCTTCAACAATCTTCTGAACATCACCGTGGCCGATATTTATGAAGTGCTGCAAGTCGTCGTCTTCGCCCGCCCGCGCGTGACCGGTGGTGATGGGACGACTGCGATAACCGTCACCGCCCTTTATCGCAGGACCAAGCCATGAGTGACAGGACGGACCGCGCGATGATCATCCCAAGTAATATACCTGAAGGAACACATATATTTTCTTCATTGGAAGAGGCGTTGGAGTTTGCGCGTGCCGAGGATACCATTCGCTATAGTTTCGATGATGGGCCGTTCTGGCAGGTAATTAAACCAAAACAATTCAATTGATCGGCCCCCTAAATATCTGGCACCCTTTGAGGAGAGAGTATCGCGATGATGCGCGACGCCAAAGGCCGTGAGTTGAAGGCCGGAGACCTACTCCTGATCCCCGTCAGGCTGATGGAGCTATACCCAGACAACGGACACTGCGACGCCTCGGCGAGGAGCGTGTTCGGGCGCCGTCCCGATGGATCGGGGGAAACGATCTACGTCATCAATGCCGGCATCACGCTGCGGGCGAACCCCGGCGACGAGAATGACCCGGCGGATTGGCCCACCACATGATGGGAATGCCCAGCATAAGGACCAAGCCATGACGACAATTCGTGAGTTTGTTTGCAAATATTGTGGACACACACTGGTTGTGAATCCGAATTTTCCTAAAGATGAACTGCCTACGACTTGCACCCCTTGTTATGACAAGATTGTAAAACCAAAGAGCGAACACCTTATGCGCGAGTTTACCCTTTGGGTAAAGCGGCTTGCGGAACCGTAGGATTAAGCCATGACGACAGCGCAACAGAAGATTCAGGCTTTCGAGTCCGCGAAGAAATTTGGCGAGTTGTTTCCTGGATTGCTGGAGACCTTGCAGGAATGGGCACAGATCGGCAGTATTCAAGATGTGGCCGATCGTCAGGTCACCGAATCCGAGCGGCGGCTTGCAGCGGCGAAGTCGGCGGAAGCCCAGGCAAAGCTGGAGCGTGATGCGGCCGCCAAACGGGATGTTGAGCGGTTTCGGAGCGAACTTGACGCTCTTTCCCACAAGATCAATCAATAAAAAGAGGCTTCGCGCCGGGCGACCGAAAAGGTCGAGCAGCAGAACAAACAGTCCATCGCACAGGCGACAGCGCAGATTGCGACTGCGACGGACCGGGTGCATGAATTGAAAAAACAGGCTGCGGAATGGCAGGCCAAGATCGATCAGGCCAAGAGCGATCATGCGGCACTGATGAATCAGATTGCAGCAAGGCGCTCTGAGCATGATCAGGTCAAGAACGTGATCGCCGAAGCGCTGGGGCGGTTGGGGCGCTGATGGCTCGCAGCTTCAACGGCACGACTGACCAGATAAATTGTGGCAGCGGGGTAGGCAATCCCGCTGCCATATCGGTGGCTTCTTGGTTTTATTGCACGGGATTGACCGGAAATACATATCTAGGGACAGTTAGCAGATATGACGGAACAAATTTTTGGACGCTTGCCCTTCATCAGTCCGGAACCTTACTTGCACAAGTCGTTACGACGGGGGGGCTAATCCAGGTTACGACTACGGCGACTTACTCATTGAATGTGTGGACCCATTTCGGGTTTAGTTATGATTCTGTCAACGGATTGCGCGTTTACATTAATGGTGTGCAAGATGTCACTACAGGAACGGCCAGTGGGACGGCTTCGGCGGTTACGGCATCCGTGCTGCTAGGCGATGCATTTAGCATTTATCCATTCCTGGGTTACCTGTATGACGCGGCGATCTGGAACGCTGCGCTATCTGCTGGAGACTTCTCGCAATTGTCCCGAGGCGGTCGTCCGGCCTCCACGATCGGCTGGTGGCCTTTGGGCGGAACGGCATCGCCGGAGCCGGATATGTCCGGATTTGGCAATAATGGCGTTCTTACTGGAACCGGGTTTGCGCCAGACCCTATCTTTCCCGTCCCTTCGATCTCAAACCTGATCACGATTCCATGAAAAGATCAGTCTACACCGGACACGGCTACGTGATGAACGACAACCGTGCGAGCGGCGGTCGTCTGAAAGAAGACGATGTTCTTGGCTGCGGCCACTGTCAGTGCTCGATCGGAAAAGCAAACTGGCGCGCCTACGGCGAGCACAAGTGCTCCTCATGCGATGAGCCTGTCTGCAGCGTGTGCGCTTTCCGCATCCCGACGCACGGCTGTGAGAACTTTAAGAAATTTGTCGAACGCGCTGTCGAGGAGCGCGCTCGCGAACAGCAGAACGCGAAAATCCTCGGCTTGTGAGACAAACGGAAACAAAGGAGAATTACAATGCCTAGCTATACCTCCGGCGCAATCGGGCAGGTCACCGCAACGGATATGTGGACGTTGGACAGCCAAACTGCCGGCGTATTCGGCAAAGTCATCTCAATCGCTTGGGGCGGTCAGCAGACGACTTCTACCGGTCTACGCACCCGCTGGAACCGGCCGACGACAATCGGTTCGTCGACCTTCACGGCACTGACTAATGCGTATCATCAGCCTAACTATGTCACTGTCGGATCGCGCGTCGGCACCTTTGCGACGAACCCGCTGATGGCAACGGCCGATCCCGGCGGCAACTTATTTGCTGTGTCGTGGAACTCGCAAGGTGGCCTCGGGCTCTTGATCCATCCTCTGGCTAATCCTTGGTGGATCGTCAACGGCGTGCTCACGGGGCAGATCAGTTGCCGGGGCGTGACGGGCACCGACGCAACCAGCAGTTTCGAGGTTACGGTTGAGGAGTAAACGAATAATCTTTCAAAGGGGAGAACGGTATGGATGAGACGGAACGACTTGCAAACGGTACTTTCATTGAGTTCTCGCAATTCAATGGTATCGTTTGCTATGGCGAGGTTATAGAGAGGCTCGCCTTGGATCGTGGCATTCATGCCGTGCTGGTCAAATACCACTGGGACCCGGATGGAGACCCTCCTCGCCGACCCTATCGTTTAGTAGATGCGAGCAAAGTACGCGTTATCACAAGAAAGCCGAATTACGTAACATCTACCAACTTGTCGTAGTAATCGATCGACTTTAGGACTCAACACCTCAAACAGGAGGGCACGATGTCTTTCAGCGTCAAGTTCAGCGCCAAGGACCACGGCGAAGCCGATCAGGCGATCCACAGCGCGACCGCGCCAGGCGGCGTCAAAATGCTCCTGCAAAACACGATCATGGCAATGGAAGACGGCACGTTCGATGTCGATGCAAGCGGCCACTTCGACAAGGAAGGTGGCGAGGCATCGGTCAAAATCAAGCGCGCCCAGGCAGCAACGCCGGACACAAAGGCGGCGGTGGCACCAGAAGCGAAGCCTGCCGCGCCCAAAAGCGCGTGAGCCGATGAAGGTTGAGAGTGTCGTTCGCGGCGGCCGGCGCGTCAAGATCGAGCGCCGTATGAAGGCAAATTGTCAGTTCTGCGGCGCCCGCATGGTGTGCCCTGACGGTGCGGTCCCGTGGGCATGGGCGAAGTCGGCCGAAGTCGAAGCGTTCGTCCGCGAGCACAAGGCGCACGGCTTCGACCGGATGGTGGGCTTCGAGATGGTCTACTTTGATCCGGACACGGATGAACCGACCGATCTTGTCGCCCTGACGCTGGGACGCGATGACGTGCAAGGTGCCGCATAATGGCTCGGACCGAACCTTGGATCGCACAAGGTATCAGCAGAACGACCTACTATCGACGGCTCAAGCCCCCGTCCGAGCCTGGGGGCGTCCCAACTCCATGGGAGAAGGCCGGCATCTCTCAGGCGACTTGGTATCGCCGCAAGCGGCAAGGTTGGAACGACGGCGCCGTTCACGCCGCGCCGGCCATGGAACCGGCTCGTCTTGAGTGGGAAAAAACAGATTAAGCCGAAGACGAAGATTGGAGGGTGACAGCAATGGTGGCAAGTCCGCAAACACAGGCAATCCAGGCCGCTAACAGTCTGATAGCTGTATCACAACAGTTGATACAACTCTATCAGACAATGGTCGCGCTTGACGCGGCATGGACAGATCAAGCTGTAGCCACGACCCTCGCCGCGATGGGCACGGTGGCACTGAATTCTGATGGCACGAGCGGTTCGGCTGATGGCTCCCCAAACACCGCTCATCCGCTTGACCCGACAAAATATCCGGCATTGTCACATCTGTTGTCTTCAACTCAGATCGGTCAGTTGAAGACAATATTGGATAATGGGATCGTCAATTATGTTGGGGGGCAAGCGGTATCGACGCAAGCCGGTGCCCGAGCCATCTTGAATGCGGCTGTGGGCGGATAATCCGTGGCCAATCGCACCGCATGGGTTGCCGGGCTAGGCCAGGGCCTCACCTGGGGCACCGCCATTGCCAGTGCAAACATGGCATCCATGACCAATGGTCAATCGGTTATGGATAGTACTGATGTCACCAACCAGACCGCATTGGATATTTATGCGGACATCTCGATCAGTTTAGCGATTTCATCTAGCACGATCGGGGCTGGTGCCAATATCGCCATATTTCTTGCTATGCTTAACCAGGATGGTACTACGTACGGTGATAACCATGTGACAACCAGCGCGTCGTCAGTCACGCCTTCCTACTCCCCTATCGCGGTTATACCGTTATTTGCCGCGGCGAGTCAGACTTCTCTCATTGGTAATGCAAGTGGTTTGATAATCCCTCCGGGAACATTTCGCTGGGCGATGCAAAACAATTCTGGTTTTGCCCTCACATCCGGGACGCAGACAATCAAATATAGGACGTATAACACCAATCTAAATAGTTAACCCATGCGTAAACTTATTCTTAGGCGTGGTGGGCTAAGCTACCCAGGATCACCGCCAGGATTTAACGAATCACATCCTGCGGCCAGTACAATGGTTCCGGGGATTGGGTTTTCTGCGATTGCTGTTGGGGATAATACTATAAATTTGCTGACTGGTCAGCCGTTCACTCCCACGGCCGTCACGACGAAGACTCTTGGGTTTCTCGGACCTGCGGCCGGTTTCTTGACGGCAGGGTCGTCAGGCTGTGCGATAAACGGGCAAAAGGTATTTAACTTAAATGCTTTTACGACAGGCGCAATAGTTCAGTTTTCGGCGGTTAATACAGCAACATTTCAGACTATGGTCTCAATGAATAATGGGGGTGGACAAAGCCCCGGAATGTACGTCGACTCCATCGGGTTTCTATGTTTTTATACGGATACCGAAACATCTAGTAACCTTGCTCTTGCTGCGAATATTCCATATTTCATTGCCGGCAGTTATCTACCAGGAGGCGTGGGTAATTTTGTACTTTTAAATTTGAACACTGGAACACTTGTTACTGCATCTGTAGCGGCTGGTTCGGCTACTGTCGTGGCCACTACAGCAACACAGCAGGTCGGCCAGAACATTGCGGGATCAAATCAGGCGACGAACGGCTATATCGCCAGGGCGATGTGGTCAAATACTTTTTTATCGCTTCCGCAACTCATAGCATGGGCTGGTAATCCCTGGGAATTCTGGCATCCGGCGCCGATCATTAATATCGCAGAGGGTGCCCCATCTAGTGCACCCACCCCGTTTCCGTTCGGGGTCTATGGCATCAACGTTTTCCCATAGGAGGCTAAAATCTCGCGCCAATATTTCATGGACCTCATCCAGGAACCAATCCTTGCGGACCTCCTGACGTACTCGACGGTCACGACCGAGGCGCTGCTATGGCCGATTGCCATCAACACGCCGATCCCGGCGAACGACATGCGGCCGGGCAAGGCATACAAGTTGACTGCTGGAGGCATCATCACGCTTCCGGCGGCGACGGGCTCGATCACACTCACCCCGAGGATCGGTGCATCGACGACGGTTGCGACGAACGTTTCTCTTGGCGCTTCTGGCGCTCAGTTCTCGTCTGGCGCGACGACTAACCGTCCCTGGTACATGGAATTCACCGTGTTGTGCCGGGCTCAGGCCGCCACGGCCGGCGCGAGCGATACTTGTATTGGGTGGGGCTTCTGGACGACGCAAGGCGTACTGACGACCGGCGGCGCAAATATGATGCTGACGCTCGGTGGCACCAGCGCGGCGACGATCGACTTCGGTGTGCAGCAAGGCATCGGCGTCTCGATCATCTGGGGCACCACCGCGGGTTCGATCACCACGCAGGGCGCGTTCATTCAATCGCTGAACTGAGGCCCGTCATAACGAGAGGCCGACATGCGCTCGATCGGCCCCTCCGGCGTTCTAAAACCGGGCAAATTCTATACCACACCATCGGCTTCCGGGCCTGGGACGCCCGATCCGACGTGGATCACCCTAACCTATGCATCGGCGGGCCATTCGGCCGCGCTCGCGCAGGACCTTGACGGATACACGTTCACTTGGGGCGGCGTCGCTGCGGTAGCGCCAGTCGCCCAGCCCGGACAAATGACGACGGCGCAGGAGGCGCCATGGCATCCCGGTTCGGTTCTCAGAGCTGGCGTTCAAGGTCCGAACGTCGGCGCTCCGTCGATAGAAGACCAGATATTTACGGTTCAGGAGCAGCCGTTCCATCCGATCGGCACGGTCACGGCTCTGCCGCTTGCGGCCACCCCGGTTCCGGCAACCACCCACCAAGCCACGACGGCGCAGGAGGCGCCGTACCAGCCCCCGGGCTTTGTAAACCAACCTGTCGGCCTTCCATCGTTCGTCGCCGAAGACCCATCGCAGGCAGCATCATACGCCTTCGCGCGGCATTCGGACGCTCTAGCTCAGGACCTCGCCGGACGTGCCCTGGTATCCCAGGTCACGCATCCGTCAGCCATCCAGGTAAAGCCGAGCGTTCCGCCGGCCCTGACGACGCAAGAACAGCCTTGGCATCCAGGGCCGATAGTCAAGGCTGGCGTTTCGGGTCAGAATGTCCGAACGCCGGTTAGTGATCACGCCCTAAGCACGCAGGAGGCGCCATACCATCCGGGGCCACAGGCTCAATCTGGAGTACAAGGCCCCAACGTCCGCGCAGGAACAAGCGACCGCGCTGCGAGCACCCAGGAGATTCCGTGGCATCCGGTTGCCACCGTACGTGCTGGCGTCCAAGGGCCGAACGTCCGGTCGGGAACGTCCGACCGTGCTGTCAGTGTGCAAGAGCAGGCTTGGCATCCCGTAGGCACGGTTCGCCCTGGCGTTCAAGGCCCGAATGTTCTCTCGGCCACATCTGACATAGCAACGAGCGTTCAGGAGGCGCCCTACCATCCAGGTCCGCACGTTCGGTCAGCCATCGCAGGCCCAAACGTTGCGCCGCCTATTTCCAATCGGGCCACCAACGCCCAGGAAATACCTTGGCATCCATCGCCGTCCTTGACATGGCCGGGAGTTCCGGCGCCCCTAACCGTCACGCCGAGGCCGCCGACCAACTCCCAGGCGGTCACAGTTCAGGAATTACCCTGGCATCCAGGTTCGATCGTTGATGCTGGCGTTCAAGGCCCGAACGTCAACGCGCCGTCGATCTCGGACGTTGTTCTATCGACGCAGGAGCAGCCGTTCCATCCGGTCGGCACGGTCACTGCGCTACCACTTGCGGCGACGCCGGTCCCGGCCGGAACACACCAGGCGACGACTGTCCAGGAACAGCCGTCCCACCCCGGTCCTTCGGCGGCGCCTGGCGTCTTCACACAGCCCGCCGTCACGCCGGTTCCGCCGGTCAAACAAGCAACGACGGTCCAGGAGCAGCCATACCATCCGACCGCGACCGTCCGCGGCACGTTCCTGACGGCAACATGGGTCGGCATCGCGCCGCTCCTATCGAAGCAAGAGGATGTTCTAGGTCACCCGGCGCCGTTCCTGCGCTCGAACATAAGCGTCACGGTGCCCGGTCCGGTGGTGGGCCGCGCGATCACCGTTCAAGAGCAGCCGACACATCCAAGCAGCACATTTGTTATTTCAAGCCGAACATTCACGGGGCCGCGGACCGAAGTCTTGCGTGCCTTTATCACGAGGCAGGAACAGCCGCGGGAAAATCAATCTTGGGGCGGAATGGCATCAACCGCATTCGGGATCGCGCCGCCGCCAACGACACCGGGAGCCGAATGGCTCATCCGCGCACGGCGCCGCGGCAGAAGGTAAAGAGATGAAGAAAATCGCTTGGTCAATTCTCCTGATGATGCTCGCGGCATCGTGGCATGCGCGCGCGCAAAATGCGTGGCCGACGCCCGGCAATCAGACGGTCGGCGGTTCCGTCCAGATGTGCCTGAATTCGTCCGGTCAGGCGATTGCATGCACCGGGACAACGGGGGCCGCTGGTTATCCCGCGGGCGCAACGCCGATTGGTGGTGCATTTTCTGGGGCAGATACGACAACGCAAGCCGCGACGCTCGCATTGGCCTCGGGAAAAACGACATATATTTGCGGCTTCACCGTCTCGGGACTTGGGGCTACCGGCGCAACTACCGTTATCGTGACCGTAGCCACATTGGTTGGGAGCACGACGCTTAGTTACAGTTATGTGTTCCCGGCTGGCGCGGCTGTCGTCGCCACATCGATTGGCAAGGAATATTCGCCCTGCATTCCGGCTAGTGCTGCGGCGGCTGCGATCACGGTGACGGTGCCCGGCGCGGCCGGCAATACCGCAACCCAGATCAACGCCTGGGGATTTCAGTTCTAATGGTTGCCCGTCTCCCGCTCGTCCTCGGACCGACCGGTCTTCCGGAGCAATTACAGCCGGGGGATACGCTTTCCGGAGTAGCCGGAAGCGGGACGGTGACCAGTATCACCTTGACGTTGCCGTCGTTCCTCAATGTGAGTCCATCCACGATTACGACCGCCGGGACGTTTGCGGTCACGTTGGCGGCACAGGCTCCGAATGTCGTATTGGCTGGCCCGAATTCCGGCGGTTCTGCTACGCCGACATTTCGGACTCTCGTATCCGCTGATATTCCGGTCATCAACCTTGCGTCGTCCACCGCAGGGGGCGTGACTGGAAATCTGCCGGTTTACCGTCTCAATAGCGGCACGGGGGCTACATCATCGACATTCTGGCGTGGGGATGGGACTTGGGTGACGCCTGCTGGTGGCGGGAATGTTTCCAATGTCGCAACGCCGACGAACGGTCAGATTGGAATATGGACCGGCGCTACAACTCTGAGCGGCGTCAGCAACCTTCCGGTTACAAATCTCAACAGCGGCACAGGGGCATCATCATCGACGTTTTGGCGCGGCGATGCAACATGGGCAACACCGGCTGGTGGCGGGGGCGGTGCGGTTGGTGTTACCGATCTCGCGGCTACCTATGGCCTTGTCGCTGACGGCTATCTGCCGTCCAGCCAAGCGACCGATAATCGCCAGGGCTTTCTTAATATGATGGGGGTGAATAATCCCCCGGCGGGCTCCATTCGTGGCATTAAGATCGTCGATCCTGTTTACGGAACTCCGGTTCCGGTCACCATCAACACGTCGACGGGCGTCGTCAGCACGTTCGCCGATGCCGCCCGCACCATACCGGCTGCGCACATGCTGCGCGCGCACGATCCTGTTGTGTTTTTTGCTGGCTCGGGTGGAGCGCTGCCAACAACGCCCGCCCCTGCTGGCGCGACGCTCGCAGCCTTTATGCCTGTGTACGCTGCAACCGACAGCATGCTGGCAAGTTCTTTCAAGGTCACCGTCTTAGACCCTTGGGCCATATTCCAGAGCGGCGACATCGGAGGGTCGACGCCGAATCCCACCATCACGTTTGGGGGCAGTCCGGTCAACGTGTACATGGCAACAGTGAACGCGGACTGGAAGAACTTTGTATTGACCGGAAGCTACTACACTACGACGACGTTCGTCTTTGCAGGTTTGCGCCGGGCAAGATTATACGCTGCCGGCTTGACCATAGTCGGAACCAGGGAGGACGGCACGCCTAGCGGCGGTGGTGTCTCTATAGGTGCAGGCGGGATCGGGCTGACTGGTGGATTTTATCCGTATACTGGCTATCCAATTGATAGCGTGTCCGCTGGATCTCAAACATTCAAACTGAAAAATGTTGCCGACGCTGCCAATATTACCGTTGGCGGTTGGGTTTACTTCGGGGCAATCGATTGCCAGGATGTATGGGGGCAGCGCCTATCAACCCCACTGAGCACCGGAATCAACGAGTTCAGACCAATCAGGGCCGTAAACCTCATCACGGGCGTTGGAAGCCTGGGATATCCAAACCTGGGGGCGGGCGGCTTTGCCGGCTATACTGACTTCCTGCGCAATTCGTATCTCGACAATTATCCACAGTACATCAGTCAGGCCAGCGGCGCATATGCCCCGATCGGCCCTGCGCACGTCTATGTGATGCCGCCGGAATGGAATGGTGAATGTGAGGTTTATGATCTCTCAACATATTACACGTTTCAAACGCGGGCGACGGGCAGGTATACAAAGCTCATTAATGCACAGATAAAGGGGCAGGCAATCCTAGCAACGGAGATAGACCATATTATTTTCGAAAATGCCGATTCCGGTTCTACTGGGTACAGTTCGGAACCGGAGTCAGCGATCTTGTTCGACAAGGCCGTCATCGTAGGAGAGGTAATTGGGTCGCAAGTCGATACGATTCAATGTGAGGGTAGCGGGCCTGAACAGCTTCTTTTGAGGCGGTGCAAGGGAGCCAGTCTGGGCGGGACCGCCAAGAACACGATTATCGAGGGTTGCGACTTTGGACAAATCTTTCTAGGTCCGCTGCTCGGTGGCGGCGCCGCAGAAACGGTTGTTTTGAATGGTGGAAACAGAATAGGAAATATTCAGCCCGCCAATCGCGGGGACAATACTTCACCAGCATCGTTTGGAAATGCGCTCCATAACTGGTCGTTTAGCCTTGGTGTAATCACTGCGCCGCTGCCCAGGGACATCAATTTAGCGACCAACTCTTGGATGCTCCCAGGAAAGTCAGGTTTCATAAATGACATGGCCCAGCAGTTCGCCGGTCCCATGTTCGGATACTTTGGAATCAAAGCTGTGGCCGCGGGTCAAGCCGCTAGCAGCACCGTCACCAACAATCTTTCCACCGTATCGGGAGGCGCCGGCGTCCATTGGGTCGGCACGCCGGTCGCCAACGATGATCTCATTAATCTCAAGGGCACAGTGCTGACGGGGTTGATGGAGAGCCAGCCCTACTATGCCGTGCAGAAGTCGGGGGCGGACGACTTCAAGCTATCTCTCTACCTGAACGGCGACCCGGTGGCGGTCTCGGGGGGTCCGGTTACTTGCACCGTCATTCAGAAGCCGACTATCAACGTAACCACAACCCTTGCATCACTGCCGGCTGGCGCTTCCGTCTCACATACCTCGACGATTTCCGTGGCGAGTCCGGCGATTTTCGATTGGGGTAATCCCGCGCCGGGAACGGTGACAATTTCTAACTCTGGAAGTAACAATTATAACAGCGGTACGGGTCTCATCACGCTCGTCCTTACTGCGGCTGCACCACCGAATTATACTCCAGGCAGAGCGGTCACGTTGTCATCCCTGACTGGCACCGGCGCTTTTGCGAGCCTGAACGGAACTTGGAACATCTCTTCACTGCCGCCCGACGCAACCGGCAAAACGGTTATCTTGGCAGGACCTGCGGGAGCAGGAGCCGCCACCATCACTGGCGGCACAGGCATCGCCAACGGTACGCCTCTCGTGCTCAAGACGGATGGTACGCTGCCGGCGACCACCTTGGTGCGGCACAGTTTCACCGGCACCATCACGTCAGGGAGCAATACGCTGAGCGGCGGCCCCATCGGCGGCATGATTTTTTATCCGTTGGCTCTTGTCGGCGCTCCCGCCGGAACGATCGTTACCGGACCAAAAAATGCTGGGGCCGGAACTTACTTCATCAGCCCCACCCCGGGCTCATCGCTTACCGCTGCGATGACGGCTAATGACCTATTGTCATTGACTGCCGTTTATACGGTTACTGCCGCTGGAGTGGGAGGGGCGAATCAATTTAAGATATCGGGTGATAATGGCGCCACCAATGTGAATGTGGCCCAGGCCGGTACAGGCACGCACACGGTCCTCACCAACCCCCTGAAGTTCGCTCCGAATATATGCCCGAGCCTGACTGTCATGGGGACCACCGGGCATCCCTACGTGATGGACGCCCGCAACGCGCCGCAGCAGGGGAAACCGTTCCAGACGTTTGGCTCGCGCACAATGTCCGGTCAGATGCCGCTAAATCCCTCGCTTCTGTCCCAATCGATCGCCGCATACGGTCCTCTTAAGCAGATGATCGTGGACGTGCGGAAGGCCGATACTTCAGGCGCGGGTGGGAAGCTGGTCATCACTGCAAATGGGTTCGTCAACGCAACAGGTGCAGTCTCTAATCTCGTCGCGACGGTCGATCTCAGTCTGGTCGGTAAACGGATCGTTTCTCCTGGCGCTCCGGTCAGCATCGGCGGCATAGACAGTTTGCCAAGCTATGGCGACTCGATCGCTCAGTTGATGACCTTCTCAACGACCGTGGGCGGCGGCGGGCAGAACGCAATTGCCTATGCGCATGTCTATGTCAGCGTCGAGACCGATATGGGCATATTCACCACTCCGGCGGTCGGCTGGTATATGGACCCGGCATATTCTGGGAACCCGATCACGCAGGTCGACTGCACATCGCCGGCCTATCTGACCAGCACGGGTATTTAGCTGTCGGAAACGCACATGACCGTTCGATCAATCCTTGCAATCCTTCTTTTGACGTGCGGGATAGCCGCGGCCCAGACGGGATCGAGCAAATCCCCGGCCGACCTCAACAGCGAAGTCTTCAGTCTCTTTCCCGACAACACCATCCATCTGATCACGCCGTACAACGCACGGCAGATGCTTCTGGATGTCATCGCCTCCATGACCAATGGGGGCACGTCCGGAAGCACGGTTGTTCAAATCTCCAATGGTTCCGTTTCCCCAATCGTCGCGGGTGCCCCGGTCTACATCACCGGCAGCGGCACGGTCTCCGCAGCGCAGGCCAACGCGCTCGGCACATCCGGCGTGCTGGGCGTCACGAACGGCTTAGTCGCCCCGGCAGGAACCGGCGGCGTCGTGGTCACCGGCCCGCTGGTGCTCAAGACGGCGCAATGGGATGCAGTTGTCACTGGGGAATCCGGCGGGCTGACTGCGGGAACGCTCTATTTTCTCGATCCGGTGGCCGCCGGGAAGCTGACCGCAACCGCGCCATCAACGCCCGGTCAGGTCGTCACGCTCATCGGTAGAGCCCTCGCCCCCACGACGTTGATCATCACCATGGGCGTTCCGATCCAACTCTAATACGTCCGCAGCGAACGATATCGCCGCCACGTCGGCCTCGAACGACATCGATGCAGCGCATCCGCCCGCGCACTCTGGGCGCACACGTCTCTCTCGGACGATACCGGGATACAGCAATCAAGGGTCACACATGGCAGTCAACAGAGCCCCCGCGGCCGCGTCTTCGACTCAGGCCGATGGGGAAGTTTCCGAACGCGAATATCAGGCTACGCTCAATCGCGCCGTCGAGGATACCGAACAGGAAATCTTTGCGGATGCGTTGGGCGAGGACGAACTCGACAATGATGCGGATACCTCGCTTGAAGACATGGGCGAGGGCCTTGAAGGTGAAGTCGAAGACGACGCCGAAGAGGAAGCCGAGGGCGAGGGAGAACAGGGCGAACCAAAGGAAGGCAAAGGCGAGGAAGCCGAAGCCGCCGAAGGCGAGCCAGAGGAAGGCGAGCAACCGCAAGAACTGCCACGCGATCAGCGCGGCCAGTTCCGCGAGCGCGAGCCTGCCGTTCCTCCCGGACGACTGAGAGAGCAGACCCAACGCGCGACCGCTGCGGAGGAGCGGGCACAAGCGCTCGAACGCCAAGTCGCCGAAATGAACGGGCGTCTTGCCGAACTCTCAGCCCGCGCCAATGCCCCGCCGCCCCGCCAGCAACAGGCCGAACCGCCCGCGCCAAAACCGGATATGTTCACCGATCCGGATGGGTACGAGCGCTGGGTTCTGGAACAGGCGGAACGTCGAGCCGAAAGCAAATTCGATCAAAGGTTTACTCAGTTCGAGCAGCGACAGCAGGCGAGAGAGGCCCAACGGGTCGATGAGTCGCTTGCCAGGGCTGCGAGAGGCGAGCGCGCTTTCGAATTCAATGCGGCCTATACCGCCCTCACGTCGCTTGATCCCCGCAAATCCGATAACCGCGCCACGGTCGCCCGCATTTACAATGCGGCCGATCCTGAAACGGCTATGTGGGATTGGTGGGAGCGCAACGGCGGTCCTGAATATCGCGAACAAGTCTATCAACAAGTCGCCCCTCGGGTGCAGCAACGTGCCGGAAACGGCATGCGGCAGCCCCAAGGACAACAGCAGCAACCCCGCCATGTGATACGGCCCGGACAACGCCTCCCCTCGCTGAACTCTGCGACAGGCTCGAACTCGCAGCGCATCAACGATCCCGAAATGCTCGACGGCTCTGACGAAGCAATCTTCCGCTTCGGCACCCGTCGCTAGGGCTGACGCTTCCGACTGCCGCTAAAGACGCGATCAGCCATGCCCCCGAAAGGACAGGGACATGGCACTCACCACTGTTGCCGTAAACAACAAACTTATCGTTTTCCGAAAGGAAGTCTTCCGCGAATACGTCCGCCAGAATCTCTATAGTCCGTATATCGGGACCGAGATGACGGCGATCATCCGCGTCATCAACGACCTCAAGAACGGCGGCGAGCAGATCAACATCCCATTGATCGCCCGCCTCAAGGGCCAGGCCATCGCCACCGGCACCCTCGTCGGGAACGAAGAGGCCATCGACAACTATGGCGACCGCGCCTGGATCGACTGGGCACGAAATGCCGTCAAAATCCCGAAGTCCGAAGAGCAGAAAAGCTCGATCGACCTGTTCGGTCAGGCGCGACCTCTGCTGGAGGACTGGGGCAAGGAACTCCAGCGCGACGAGATCATCGATGCATTTTATGCAATCCCTATTGCATCGACTGCCCCGGCAGGACTGGGAACGACTTATGGGCAGCGCGTCAATGGAGCCCTATTTGACGCCGCTACTGCCGCGCAGCGTAATACCTGGACCACCGACAATGCTGATCGAATCCTTTTCGGTGGCTCTCAGGGGAATCTCTCCGCAGGCAACTTCGCAACCAGCGCCGGCAATATCACGACGGCGATGACGTTGAGCGCTGCGGCGCTCCTCAAGATGAAGCGGCTTGCAAAGCGGGCAAATCCGCGCATCCGGCCGTACAAATTAAAAAACGGCCGGGAGTATTTTGTGGTGTTCGCGGGGTCGAATTGCTTCCGCGACCTGCAATCCGACACCACGATCATCAACGCCAACACGCAAGCGAGACCGCGCGAAGGCGATGGCCTCGACAAGAATCCGCTCTTTCAAGACGGTGATCTGCTTTACAACGGCATCATCATCCGGGAAATCCCGGAGATGGATATTAGGTTGCCGGTGTTCTACCAGACGGCCGGTTCTGGATCGATCCAGGTTGCCCCGGTGTTCATGTGCGGCCAGGCCGCCATGGCGTGGGCATGGGGAAGAATGCCCCAGCCGACCTTCCTCAAGGAAGATGATTACCAATTCTTCCGGGGCGTCGGCGTGATGATGGCCTACGGCATGAAGAAGATCGCGAAGCTCAACCCCGCAGGAAACTACAAGGAATGGGGGGTTTTCACTGGTTTCTTCGCTTCTGCGAATGACACCTAAACTCTGGGCGTAGCTGTCTGAGCAGAAGGGCCGGCTGATAATCTCCCTCAGCCGGCCAACCAAATCGTGAATTCTCGCGGCGGCGTGGGGAGCTAGAAGACACGCCTCGCGCGTCCATAGGACGCCTGGAGTGAGCGCCGAGGAGCCACAAGGTTCCTCATTCGGGCTCAGGTCGGAGTAGCGCCCGGCCCGCGAGAACCATCCCCCATTCATCGAAAGGTCAACATCATGCGCAACATCTTCCGCAATGCGATCGGCGCGGTGGCTGCCGGTCTTTTCCTGTTCGCCGCGCTCGCGACGACCATGGTTGTGCCTGCGTATTCGCAGGCTGTTCCCGGCGGGCAACGCAGCTTCTCGCCGCGAATGTTTCAAACGCAGCAGACACACTATTTGCGGTTCAGTGTGGCATTCAATTCCTGCACTCCTGCTGGGAATTGCACGGTCAAAGTCGGCGCGTTGCCCTACAACGCGTTCCTTCTGCGCGTCTACTATCAGGGCGAAGTCGCGTTTGGCAGCACGACGAACTTGATTTCGCTTGGCACGACTTCGACTACGGCCGTTAATATCATGGCCGCAGTGACCGGGTTTCAGGCGACTCTGGCACCAGTTCAAGGCACACTTGTGGCTGGCAACCTTGGCGTCGTCTTGACCGGCAACGGTATTGCTCAAAGTGGCACTCTGGGAGGGTTCGACGTATACGCCACCATGACGTTTACTGGCGCGACGCCGACGGCTGGATTGGCTGCCTTTGTGCTCGAATACGCAGCTCCGAATGATGGAAGTTGCGCTCCGGTTCCACTTGGCTCCACGGCGACTGGCTGCTGATCAGTCCTGCGTAAGGGCGGCCGGAATTCCCGGCCGTCTTCCTCAAACAACAAGGACAGCGCCATGCGCAATATCTTTCGCACCTTGAGCGCGATCGTCCTCGCGCTTGGCATTGCAGGCCCAGTATCTGCCATCAATCTGTTTCCTGAAGCCTCCTATGTTACCGCGAACGCATCCAACGTCGCGACGTTCTATACCGATGCCGGAATAGTAACGACGCAATCACTTACGACGGCGGCTGTGACGGCAGTGACATTCACCATCAACTGCTCTGCGGTCACTCCGACGAGTCTCGTGATGGCGTCGGTCGGAAATGGGACCAACACGACCGGAATTCCGACATTGGGTACGGTGACGCCTGGAAATGCTGTGGCGACTGTCGTCATATTCAATGATGCTGCCGCCGCCGCATTCAATGGAACTCTGGTTATCTCAATCGTCGTGTTTAACTGAAAGGTCATCGCCATGAGCGTCGCCAATACCGCCCTTCTCTACAATCTTGGTCTGCTGGCGTTCCCGGTGATTGATAATCTCAGTTCCACCGTGGCCACTGCGACGCAGACCGGCGCGATCGCGCTGGTCGGGGAACTCCACCGCGTTACCAAGGCGGTGAGCACAGGCAGTTTCATCCTCAAGAGCCTCATCAGCAATGAGGCACCACCATTGGTGTTCGTTGTGAACGACTCGGCCCAGACCATTAATGTCTATCCTACGGTCGGCGAAACCATGAATGGAGTGGCAAACGCAGCATTCCAGATCACGACGGGAACAAGCGGAATTTTCATCGCTATCCCCACAGCGCACTTGGCGAAGGGCGCGTCTTCCGTAGATTGGCGGGCCGCGCTCATTCCTTGATTTAACGGGCACGCTCCCGGCCCTACTCGGGATCAACTCAAAGAGAGGGTAGTAACATGGTCGATGATGTGCCGGTCAATGAAGTATATGCTCCGGAGCCTCCGCAGGAGACCCCCGTGCCGGATCGTCTGCGTGCTGTTGTGAATAGCATAAAGACCAACGCCAGGCACAACGCGCCGATCGCGCCGGGGGACATTGCGGAACTCGAGGCCATCGTGGCGGCCAGTACCGGAACAGTGGTGGTGCCCAAGCATGACCTGACCAGGACCGTGCTGATCAGAAAACCGGATGGCACCGTGACTGCGGCCGAGACTGCGGAGGATGCCGTTGATTACATAAAGACGCTTCCGGCAGACGTAAGGGATCGCCCCCATTGGGTGGTGGCCGAGCGGTCTTTGCTTGCCGTTATCGATAGCGGCGGCGATGCCGGCGTGGCAACGACAGCAGTCGCCGATGCGGTGGCAGAAGATCGCAAACTCTCTCCGGTGACGCGCAAGCCGGATGAATTGTTGCCGGATGGACGTATCCGAGAAGATCGCTTCCCCGATAGGCGGCCTCCAGTCGGTCCCGAGGGCGGCCCTCCAGGTGGTCCCATGGCTTCGCCGCCACCGCCAGAATTGCCCCCGCCGACGCATGAACCGCCCGCAGCGCCGCCCCCGCAGTAATCGGCGACCGGCGGGCGGCACCGCCGGAAACCGTTGGGCGGTGGCCCTCGTCCTCCCCGGAAGGGCTACCGCCCTCAAATAACATCGTTGGACATCCGGACGCATCTGGGCGCTCCTGGCAGACCAGGGCGGTTCAACGGTGTATGGATGGAATACGCTCCCGTTATGACGACGGACCACGAGAGCCGAAATTGAACGGGAAAACGGTCCCATCCTTTTCCATTCAAACTCATAAGGACTCACCATGGCAAAAGACGACATCAAGTCCGGCGAGATTGCGAAGGCCAGTGACAAAGAGATCAGAGGTCTAATGGATACGCTCAAGGCGACGGCGGAGATCGTTTACGTTGACGAAGACGGCCCCTCGAAAACGAAATGCTGGGGCATCGACTTTAAGCTCAATGTACCCGTGCAGGTTCCGCTCAGTGCGACGGTGGAATGTCTGACGCGGAAGGAAAGCGTCGGCCCCGAGGGCGAAATCCGCTCCCGCGGCGTGCCTGGGCGTATTTCTGTGGTCGAGCTTGCCCGCGGCAATTCCGGCTTCATGGTCGACGGCGTGCGTGCAGAACGCAGGCTGGGCTCGCAGCGGCTTCCGACCGATGCAGACCAATATCGCGGCTATGCCATGGGTTGGATCAGGGAAACCAACACGCCACGGCAGCTCGAACAGCGCTGGGAGGGTGAGGCAAACCTTCGTGAAAAATGCGGCTGCGAGCAAAAGGACGAAAACTATCTCCGGCCGTTCCTTGATGCGAAGCGGGATCAGTTGAAGGAAGTGGCATAACGCATGCCTCCCACTTCTCCCTACCGCACCAAAGCCGACCTCATCACCGAAACGCTCGCCAATATCGGCGTGCTCTCGGCCGGCCAGCCGATTGACCCGGAGGACTATAATTACGTCCAGGAAAAACTTGACGCCATTCTACGCAAACTGGCGGGCCTGGAAATCGTCTACATTGCGGACAGCAATACCATCCCCGGCGTGTTCTTTTCCGACCTCGCCGATATCGTGGCGGGAGAAGTCGCAACCAAGTTCGGAACGACGGGGCAAGCGCTTACCGATCTTCTCAACAGGGGGCTCGGCGGTGCTGCCGGAACTGAGGTTGGCAGTGGTGCGGCGGCGAAGTCGCTCAAGCAGATATCCCGTGCGCGTCCCACGCAGGAAGTGCTGCGGGTGGAGTATTTTTGATGATGATTTCATATAGCGATGCGCTTGAATTGCTTGAAGTGGCAAGAAAAGAAGCAAGTGGTTTTGGTTTACATTCTCAGTCCTTCGATGCGTTTCTAAAATTAAGCATGTTTGCATGGCGTAGGAGACGGACGCAACCGACGCGGCCATATTTCTTTCCGGTGCCTAAGTTGGCTAAAGGACGCCAAGGTGGCTGAACCCGGATCCCCCACTCAAATCCCATGGCCGCTATCGTCTTTCCCTGGTGCTAATTCCCAGGAGAGCGCGGGCAGGCTCATCAATTGTTCTGCCGAGCCTCTTGGCGATCCATCGGCAGGCAAATCATCGGCACCGGCTCCGCAGGTCTGGCGTCGTCAGCCCGGTTTCTCTTTGTTCGCGATCACATCGGAGACCGCAGCGTATCGCGGCGGCCTGATCGTCAACAATCTCAGTTTCGAGGTATGGACAAACGTCTATACGGTCGATGCCAATGGCGTCGTGACGCTGTTGGGCGCGCTGCCTGGAAACAAGAAAGTCTCTATCGCCCACAATCAGAATAAGAACAGTGGAGCCGGGCCGGATGTGCTGGCGGCTGACATAGATAATGGGATTTGGGCGCTAACGGTAAACGGCACGCCGTCATCTCCTGTTCTTCTAAACACGTCTGGCAGGGTTCCCCAAGGCAATTCGGTATGTTTCCAGGATGGATATTTGTTTATAACAATTGCTGATGGCCGTTGCTTCGCATCACCACTCAATGACATCACCGCTGCGAATTGGAATTCCCAGACATTCATTACAGCCCAAGCCAAGTCCGATGTCGTGCTGCTGCGTGGGATCGCCTTCTCCGGCATGCTGTGGCTGTTCACCACGGGATCATGCGAGATATGGCAGGACGTGGCGGGCGTCGCGCCTGCGTTTCCTTACGGGCGACTCTCCGTCATCGAATACGGGTTGGTGCAGGCCAATGCCATCGCGGGATGGGAAACCGGCTTTTCGGTGCTGATTTGGGTTGCGCAAGACTTCGGCGTGTATCTCTGTATGCCCGGACAATTCCAACCCACGAAGATTTCTCCGCCTGATCTCGATCGCCTGATCGAGGCCCAGGTGAGAGCCGGAAATCTTCTTGAAGCCGGCGTCTATGCCTTCGGCGGCAAGAAATTCTGGGCGCTGTCCTCGCCGGCATGGACATGGGAATTCAACCTGTCGACCAACAAGTGGAACGAGCGTTGGTCGCTCTCTGTTGCCACGGGGGCATTCGGCCGCTGGCGGTTTACCTGCGGACATCCCGCCTTCAATAAATGGCTCGGCGGCGACCAGGCGGGTGGCAACATCTTGTGGATCGATGTCACAAACTTCACTGAGAACGGCGCGGTTCTTTTATTCAGGATGGAATCCGGTCCCGTCGCTGACTTCCCTAATCTGTTGCGCATCGCGCGCGCTGATTTCCAGTTTGACAAGGGCGTCGGCATCGCCGTTGCGAATGTCCTCACGAATGTCTCCGGCGCAGCGGCGGGAACCGGCGGCGTCGTGCGTCTGACGGTGAGCAATACCGCACGGATGGCGACCAATGATACCGGCATCGTGTCAGGCGTCATCGGCACTACGGAAGCCAACGGCACATGGCCGTTGCGTATTATCTATCAGACGCATGTGGAATTGATCGGAAGCGTGTTCGTTCATGCCTATGTCTCCGGTGGGACGCTGGTCGATGTGACGAGCCCACCCAACGAAATCAATCCTGCCGTCGCGATCTCGCTGTCGAAGGATGGCGGCAATCGTTGGGGCAATCCGCTGATCAGGTATCTCGGCAAGCAAGGGCAGACGCAGCGGCCACGGGCCTCCGTCAAGTCGATGGGACTGTCCGGGCCGATGGGGTGCCGCTGGCGGATCGATGTGAGCGATCCCGTCTATTGCGGATTCCTAGAGGCGACGCAGGCGACTGATCCGAGGGATGTGGGAGCATAACAGAAGGTGCCGCAAACATGGAAAACATGGAAACATCAAACACTTTAGTATTGAGTGATGCCAAAGTTTCTGATGCATTAAATCTTTTAAGGAGAACTCTTCGCAAGATGCGCATCGACCCGACTAATGTCGTCATTATTATTCCAGATAACGCCGTTAGAGAAAAAATGAAAAAAGCATTTACGGAACAGTTTTGGCAAGCCAACGGAGCCTATTATCCTAGTAAAAATCAGTTCATAATGAGATGGGGCGGCATCACAATTATGGGACCTGATAAGATGCCGGAAGCGCCTTCAAGCGATGCTGCCACGCAGGCGACTGATCCGAGGGATGTGGGAGCATAGGCGATGGCCTCCCCTCCCGACATACCGTTGCCCCAACCGAGTTTCGATTGGGTCACTCACGGAAATAAGCCGACACAGCCATTTGCACAGTACATGGCGAAGCTTGATGCGTGTGTGCGAGCGTTGGCGGGAGGGCTGTTCGGGTCTCCGGTTCAACTTGTCAATGCGGCGAATGACGGGGCGGCGGCGGCGGCGGGTGTGCAGATCGGGCAAGCTTATCGCAACGGGTCTGTTTTAATGGTTAGGGTGACATAATGGGCCTATTCGACATCTTCGGGACGGGCGACCAGCGCAACGCCGCCAACGCCCAGATCGCCGGCATCAATGCGGGCCTCGGCGACCTCACCAAATCGTTCGGCCAGGGGCGCGGCGCGCTTCAGACCAACTATACCGCCGGGCTGCAACCATTCCTTCAGAACTACGGCCAAGCCCAGCAGGGCGGGACTGCACTCGGCAATGCGCTCGGGCTCAACGGCGCGGCGGGCAATCAAGCGGCTGTCGCCGCGTTCCAGAACAATCCAGGATATCAGTTCCAGCTCCAGCAGGGTATCAACGATGTCCTCGCCAATCAGGCAAGGACGGGACAGCTTGCCTCTGGCGCGACCAATCTCGATATCGACAAGTATTCCCAGGGCCTCGCCAATCAGGGCTGGAATCAATATATTCAAAACCTGCAGCCCTACCTCAATCAAGAGAACCAGGCAGCGAGTGGGATCGGCGGGCTCTATTCGGGGCTGGGAAATCAACTCAATCAAAACTATGCCAATCTGGGCAACGCACAATACGGCGCGCAAACCTCTATCGGGAATGCGAACGCCAATGCAGACCTTGCCGGCTTGACAGCATCTCAGAACGCCCTCGGTGCGATTGCCGGCGGCTTAGGGCTCGGCGCAAAGCTTTATGGAGGGTTCAAGAGTGCCTGATAATCCTTACATGGTCGGCGGAACGCCGAATTATGCCGGCGGTCTCATGGACTGGCAGGGCATCGCGAACAACATCGGAAACAACCTGACGCAACGGCCACAGCAACCCGGGCAACAGCCGGGCCAGGCCGCTGGTCCTATGAACATCCGCCCGCCGGCCCAGATGCAGGGAATGCCTCAGCAAGGCCAGCCGACGAATAACGTCAATGGCCCATCTGGATGGGGCCAGCGCTTACAGGACTGGCTCAATCAGCGGGGCTTGCCGGGTTCTGCGTCGTTTCCTCAAATGAATGCTTATCCTATGGGTGTTGGGGCCTTGGCTAAGGGCGCATTCGGCATCAACCCGAATGATCGAGTGAGGCAAGGATTTGATGCGATCAATGAACGGAGTGGGTATCCTCCAACCCCCACCGATCCGCGTGGACCACAGGGCCTCTATTGACCTTCCCATGTCCGACGTCTCCTATGCCGGTCCATTGAACCAATGGCTCGCGCAAGCGCCTCCACAGCCGCCTCCGCGGGTGATGGGGAAATCGCCTGCGGAACTGCTTGCGCCGTATCTCACTGATCCGGAGCAAGCCCAGGCGGCAGCAGAAGCGGCGGCGCGGCGTCTCCGGGCACCGTATGCCAAGGCCAACGAGCGCGTGAGCGGCTTGCCGGATGTCGGTACGGTGCTCGGCAATAAGCTGGTCAATACCCTGATGGCCGGGCCTACGCTTATGGGCCAGGTGGCCGAGGGGGCTATCGATCCGAACAGCCCGGAGGGAATTCGACGGGCAACCGATGTGGCTTCAGGTACACTTGGATGGGGAATGCTCGGGGCGAGGCCGGGAGCGGCGGGAATGGCGGGGGGAAAACTTGCGCAACCGGCAGCAGTGGAACCCAAAACCGGCACCCTCTCCGACTTCATTACCGCATATCACGGCAGCCCGCATGACTTCGATCGCTTCGACCTCTCCAAGATAGGAACCGGAGAAGGGGCACAGGCTTATGGGCATGGGTTTTATTTTGCTGAGAATGAGGGGGTGGCGAAGGACTATCGCAGAACTCTTGGGCTGAAAACGATCAATAATGACAGCCCAGCCGACGCTGCTGCTTTCTGGCTTGACGAATTCAAGGGGGACCGGGAAGCGGCGCTAAAGTATCTTCGGGAGGCACCAAAGAATCTTCCTGCGAAAAGTGCGGCCATTGAAGAGCAGACCATTAAACATCTTAAGGATAGATCGGAAAGCAAGCTTGGCCACATGTATCAAGTCGCCATCAAAGCCCCTCCCGAACACTTCCTGGACTGGGACAAGCCGCTGAGTGAGCAAGCCAATCCGAAGGTCAGGGATGCTTTTGAAAAGGCGATGCCTGGACGTTGGGACCAGATTAAGGATATGCCGGCGGGGAAGGCATATATCGACCTGACACAGGCAGCGCGCGATCCGAAAACAGGTATGTCCCTCCCGACAAGTGATGTGCGCGCTTCCAAGGATCTCCGCGAAGCCGGCATCCCCGGCATCAAGTATCTGGACCAGGGATCGCGGGCACCCTTCGGGCCGCAAACCCAACTCGTCTCCGACAAGTCCGGTCAGTGGTATGTTGCCGATCAGGCAGGCAAGCGGCAACATGGTCCATTCCAGCGCATGGATGATGCAAGGTCTAAGAAGTCTGAGGTTGATGCCCAGGCTGCCGCCGAATACGACGCCAAGAACAAGACCAGCAATTATGTTGTCTTCGATGATCGATTGATCGACATCCTCAAAAAATACGGCATCGCCGGCATAGGAGCCCTCCCCACCATGAACGCCTATCATTACCAGGACAAGGGGAACTGATTTGGGCGCATCCGACTACACGGTCGTTCAGCCGCCGAACTTTGCGGCGTATGCCAATCCCAATTTCGGATTGGCGCTGGGCCAGCAGATTTCCAATCTCCCGGGAGCCTATATGCAGGGCCGGGAGATGGCGCGAAAGCGCGCCATGCAAACGCCTATTCTCGATCCGCAAACCGGAGAACCATCACAAGACCCCGATACGATCATCAATGAACTGATGAAGCGTGGGGGAGGCGAATACTCGGCGCAGATGCTTCCGTTCATCTACGGCAACAAACTGATGCGGCAGAATGCCGGATTGCAGCCGCCTTCGATGGAGGGAAACGAGCCCGGACCGACGCTTGCGCCCTTCGCCCGCGCGGCAGCACAACCTGCGCAGTCACAGCCGCGATATTCGTCCTCCGGCGCCGACAATTCAGGCGATCAGACGTTTCTCGCCAATGTTGCCACCAAGGTATTTGGGGAACGCGATGTCTCCCCGCTGATCGATCGCTATGCCAAAGCGTTGGGCATCGATCCATCTGACCCGCTGACGCCCGCACAAGAACAGCAGGCCGAAAAATGGATGCGGAATTCGGCCGCAACCACGGGAGCGGCCCCGGCTCCATCTGAGGTATCGCGTCCCGCAGAGGCGACAAGCGCAGCAGAGGTTGGCAACAATGTTGGCGGCGCGGGGCCTGCTCTTGCGGGCGGCGCGCCATCGGGAGGGCCGGCACCGGTCGGCGGAACGGCTCCCACTGCACTTGCACAGGCTGGTGGGGGAACGGCGAATGTGGACGCGGCGGGGACTGCTGGCGGTCCCGTAACCGCCGCCCGGCAGTGGGAAGCACGGCAACGAGCGATGCCTCCGGATCAGGCGACTGGTCTTCCTCCTGGATACACGGAAAAAACGGCCGCCAACTGGTACAAATATGCCGGTCAAAAAGCCGCTATCGGCAACACTGCGGCGGTCACCGGCAATAAGGCTCTTGCGGAACAAGCAAAATCGGAGGCCGATCATGCCTTTACAATGGCGCAGAAGATTCGCGATGCGATAAAGGAGCGGGCGGCATTTACGAACGAACAGAAAAACGCGCGTGATGTGCCGGTGCAGGCCCAGAAGATCGAGGATGAGGTTCGCAAGGGCGACATCGCGACCGGCGAAAAGACATTCAAGGGTCTCCAGGAAGCAGGCGTCGCGGGACGGCTCGGAAATGAAAAGCTCGACGTGATCCGCACACAGATGTCCGATCCTAATTTCTTCTCTGGGGCAGGCAGCGATCTGGTCAAGAAATTCCAGCAATGGAGCGTGTCGCTCGGCGGAAATCCGCGTGCTGCGGAACCCATGGAAGAGTTCCACAAGACTGCAATCGACCTTCTGAACGAACAGATCAGGGCGATGGCTGGTGCCGGTGTGAGCCGCATTCAATTGGCGGAAATCCGAAACATGAAGGAGTCGATTGCATCCCTCGGGATCAGCCCCGCGTCGAATCGTTATCTGGCCGAGGAGATGTATCGCATTCACAAGGCGAACGTCGATCTTGCCGACCTCGCACGCCAATACCGAGCGCAACATCAATATCTCGATTCCGGGTGGGAGACTATACGAGATCGATACTATGCCACGCATCCCCTCTTCTCGAAAGAAGAGGTCGCCGATCCGCGCTTGATCGCACCGCCATACTTGCCTGCCGCCATTGCTTCCGACCCCGCCAGGCATAAACAATGGGTACGTAACCAGGGCATCAAGGTCGGCGACCCCATTAAGACGAATGATCCCCGCCGCCCGATCATTTTTGCGACGCAAAAGAGTCTCGAATGAGTTTCGGCGATCTCTATACCGTCCAGCCAGGGCAGGGAAATCCGCCGGGAGTGCCGCCGGTTGATCTGCCAAAGGGCGAAGCGCCGCCGCCACGGAAGCGGCTGAATATCGAAGTGAGGCCAGACCGGACCGATCCATACGCGGCCTATTCCGATACACCTGCGGCCCCTCCGCAACAATCTGGCGATCCCTATGCCGCATATTCCGACGCGCCGCCCGAGAAAAGGCCAAGCCGTGACATCGGTCCCGGCGAATCCGCAGCACGTGGCGCGATCGAAAGCCTAACCTTCGGCACAGCGCCGGCACTCTCCGGGCTCGCCGCGGCAGGTAAGACGACGAGAACAACATACATAGATCCGGAATCCGGTGTCGCCGTCAATCCTGAATCTGGCGTCCAGGATGCAATCGCCGGCCTCGTCCGGGTGGGCCTTGACCATTTTCTATCCCCGGAAGGTAAGGCAACGGAGGCGTACCGCAAAGCCCGTGACGAACTGCGGCAAACGCAGGAATCCGCATTCGGGCAAAACCCCAAGAGCTACATCGCCGGCCAGGTCGGGGGAGCCCTCGTCACGCCCGGCTTGTCGGGTGCCAGGGCTGCGACCGCAGCGGGGCGCATAGGCAAGGCCGCCCGCGGCGGGGCCGCTGCCGGAGGGCTATACGGCACTGGCGAGGCCATCAGCGAGGGGCAGTCGCCCGGCGACGTGGCGTTGAGCGGCGCGAAGGGGGCCGCGACAGGCGCACTCTTCGGCACGGCCGGCGCTGGCGCCATCGAGGGCGGTGCCAAGGTTATCAATCGCGCCCGGAATGTGGGCCAGGGTGTAATCAATCCCGAAGCCGTCGCCGCCCGCACGATCCGCGACACCATGCGCAGCGATGCCGCTGGTCGCGGGATGGGACTCGACCGGCCTACATATGAGGCTGCGCAACGATCCGGAATGCCGCTTTATATGGTGGATTACGGCGGCCAAGGAACGCGCGACCTCGGACGTGCCGCGGCCAACATCTCGCCCCAGGCATGGGATGCGCTGGAAAAGGTCACGACGGAACGGGCCGAAGGGCGTCCCGAGAGGCTTCGCGCCGTCATCGATCGGATGTTTGGGGGCACCCTCGATGCTGGTGCCGACCAAATAAAGCTGGAACAGGCCGCGCGAAAAGCGAATCGGGTCAATTATGGCCGCGCCTATGCCGCCGGAAGCCGTCCAATATGGTCTCCAGAATTGGAGCGTTTGACATCGAGCGATGCGGTCAGGGGCGCTATCAAGGGCGCGATCACCCGCGGCAAGGACCGTGCCGTGGCCGAAGGCTTCGGGGGCTTCCGGCCCGGCGTGCGGGTTACGCCTGACGGACGGATCGAGTTTCCATCGGGACCAAAGGGGATTCCGACTTATCCCGATCTGCGATTCTGGGATTATACCCAGCGAGAACTGAGCGACGCAGCCAATGCCGCAGCCCGTGCGGGCCGCAACGAAGAGGCGGCGACCCTCAAGGGTGTTTTGCACGATCTCAAGGCCGAACTCGATCGCCAAGTGCCGGAATTCAAAGCCGCACGCCAGGGCGCAGCCCAGTTCTTCGGCGCGGAGGATGCAAGCGAAGCTGGACGCAAATTCGTAATGATGAATGCCGACCCGCGCGAGGCCAGCCGCGCCCTTGCCAAGATGAGCCCACCCGAACGCGAGCTATTCGCGCGTGGCTTTGCCGACGATCTTGGGCAAGCCGTCTTGCGGAATGGCTCGATGGGCACCATCAAGCGCGCCTTTACGGCTCCACTCGCCCGACAGAAGATCGAAACTGCGCTCGGTCCCGCCCGCGCCAAGGAATTGGAAGTCACCTTGCGCGCCGAGCTGGTCGCGGACAAAACCAAGGCCGCCCTCGGAAATAGCACCACTACCAGGCAACAGGAACTCATGCGTGCCCTCAAGGCTGGGGTTAGTGCCAGCGGCACCGGTCACGGCTTGGCTGGCGCCGGTGCGGTCGGGGCCTTCGAATTCATTAAGGATGGACAATATGACTTCAAGAGCATCCTGGGGGGCGCTCTTCTGCTCGGCGCCATGAAGCGTGGGGCGCATAAGGTCGATGTCCGGGTCTTCCGTCACATCGGCGAAATGCTCGCCTCGGAGGACCCTGCCGTTTTGAGCCGGGGGGTCAAAGCCGTCGCCCGGTCCCCTCAACTTTTTGACGCCATGCGGAAGGGCACGGAACTCGGGACCGCGGCCGGGGCGCGGATCATCGCCCATGATGTCGGGGGCAACCGGACCGCCGCTGCTGCTGCTGCGCTGATTGAGCATGTATTGGCGGAAGAGGACACCCACCACCAACGCGGCGATGATCCAAATGCCGTTTCCCAGCCAGTCAATCAATAATTTCAAGGCGGCAAGAATGAAGCCTAGAACATTGGCCCCCCCAAACAAGATCGCAATAATGATCAATCCGACGAAAATGATCATCGCCGCCCTTGCCCTCCTCTGGTCACAATTCGCGGTCGCGCAGGGTACACTAAGCCTTGCGCTCACGCAACAATTCGCGTTCACCACATGTGCGAACTCCGGCGGCGTATGCGGTGTCCCTCTGATCGGGGGCCTCCTCTACTTCTATCAAGTCGGCACTGTGGCAACGCCACAAAATTCTTTTCAGGATGTGGGCCTCACCATCCCCAATCCGTGGCCCCTGGTGCTCGACAGTAGCGGGCGAGTCCCGGTGTTCTATCTAGCCTCCGGCTCCGTTCACGTCCGCCTCACCGACAGCGGCGGCGTCGTCCAGATCGACACGACTTCCCTCGTCATCGGCCCCGCGGGCGGGGGAGGCGGCGGGGGCGGCTCAGTCGATCCGACGACGGTTGCCGCGACCGGAGATATCAAATTTCGCGCCACAGGGGAAACCCTGATTGGCTGGGTCAAGGCAAACGGCTTGACGATCGGTTCCGCAGTCTCAGGAGCAACAGGACGTGCCAATGCCGACACATCCGCGCTCTACACCTATCTTTGGCAAAATTGCTCCCAGCCGACTGGCACCCGCCATTGCCCCGTCTCTGGCGGCCTCGGGGCATCCGCTGCGGCAGATTTTGCTGCGAACAAGCAGCTCGCCGTCTTCGATTTTCGTGCATCCATCCCCGTCGGTCTCGACGACATGGGCGCCACGGCCGCAGGAAGACTGCTGGCGAGCAATGTGACCTCGGGCGGCGGGGATGGCCCTACCACCCCGAACGCGACCGGAGGCGAAGCCAATCACGTACTGAGCGTCGCCGAATTGGCCGCACATAATCACATTGATTCCGGACATAATCATAGATTCACTTACTCAAGCGATAATCCTGGGCCGGGCGCCATGTCATCTGTCGCCCAAATTCAAACCTCGGGAGGAACAACCACCGTCACCACGCAAAACGGTGTGGCTAATATTCAGAATACAGGTGGAGGAGCGGCGCATAACAATATGAGCCCATTCGTTCTGGGCAGCTTCTATATTAAGTTGTGAGGTTATAATGAGTCGAATAGCCGTTTACAATATAGAGGGGAAACGACTTGACGAGTTTGGTGACTTTATTGTCGTTCCAGTCCATCCCAAGAACGTCGCCGCGATGAACGAAGCGAAGACTGAAGCTGCCGCACGGGCCATCCTCGAAGTGTTCCTCGGTTCATGTACTCCCATGGAATGGGGCGCTTTGCCGGAACGGCTCAAAGAACGCGCTCGCGCAGCAGCCCGTGCTGCCCATGCGGTGATTGAGCATTCGCAATTGTGACGGGAGGCTGAGATTTACCAATATCCGGTCTACCTGCCCCAGATCAGCAACCGAGAGGATTTTCTCCTCACGGTCAGCCTAGTCGATGACTACACTGGCGATCCTATTCGCTGGGACGGCACGCAGACGGCATCGCCGCAGCCTTTCACATCCGCAGCCTGGACCGTCACCGATGGGGCGATCGTCACCACGTCGACCACGGGCATCACAATTCCGGTCTATCCGATCGCCAATCAACTGACGGCCCTGGCATTGGTGGTCGGCAAAAATCTCGCCATTGCCCCCGGTGATTTCGTCACGATCGCGGATACCGCGACCGGACTCAACAAGATGGCCGGTTATGTGGTGTCCTATGGGGTCTCGACCGGGTTCCTCGTGGTGCAGATTGGGTGCAGCTTCCTTTTCGAGATTCGCCGCACCGGGGCGCGCTGGGACGGATCAGGATACATCCCCTGGTATGATTGGGGCATCTCAGACGAGCATGGCCCGCTTCTCCAGGCGACGTTGGGCACCGGCATTCAGATCATCGATATCGGGATAATCCAAATCATGATTCCGGCCGCGGCCATCCAGAAACTTCGCACGGGCACCTATTCGGCGGCGCTCGTGGTGACGGATTCCGTCAACACGCGGCAGATGTTCGTGGGGCAATTGCCGGTGCAGTGGGGCGCCGTGACCAAGGGGCCGGTGAATGCGGCAGCGGGAGCGTTCAGCGCGGGATTTAGCGGAGGATTTGCCTGATGACCCTCCCGGCCAACATCCGCGTCAACGCCCAACTTCCATTCCCTTCCTTGGTGTACGGCTCTGGCCCGATCACCATCGCCAAGCAGAATGGCATCTGGACGGTCGGCTTTTCGATCGCCGCATTCGGGAGTGTTGTTCCCGCCGTTCCAAGTTATCCAACTGATTATTTGATGGGATGGGATGATGTTAACAAAACGTTTTTCAAGGTCTCGATCACCAATCTGATCACATCCATCACGAGCACCCAAGGGGCGCGAAATCAGCGTTCTGTCGTGGCGACGCCAATTACCGTCAATCCAACTGATCAGATTTTGAATTGCAAGATCACAACGGCTGCGACCTGCACGCTGCCCCTGGCGAGTTCCAGGATCGGGCAAGCGGTCACCTTCAAGGACATGGGACAGGCGTTAGCGAACAATATCGTCATTACCGCATCTGGAGGCGATACAATCGACGGTTTGGCTACTTATACGATAAACCGAAATTATCAAGGTGTTACACTTGTTCCCTTCAATGATGGCGTTAATACGGGATGGAGCGTGCAATGATAAGACTATTTCTAAGCGTATTTCTCTTTGTAATAGGGATCGGCGTGCTTTCCGTCTATACGCAAACATATCCTGGTCCTCCTGCATTTCCGGCCGACATTGATGCTCATGCCCTTGGCGCCAACGGGACATCATCTGATAGCACTATCATCCAAAATGCTATAAATACGTGCTCTGCTGCCGGTGGCGGTCGCGTCATCCTTCCTGCGATTGGCAAAGCCTACCTGATCAATACCGGGTTAATACTCAGCGACAGCACTCGGAGCGGGTGCAGCCTGATTGGCAATTCCGGGATGTATTGGCCTGGTCCTTATAATAACGTCGAAGCCGATTGGACACAGAAGGGCACATGGTTACACTGCACTGATGTCGTCAACCCGTGCATTACGGTAGGAGGAGCGGGGAACGACATAGAGAACATCAATTTTTGGTACACCCAAACGACGCCACCTTCCGGTACTGGCGGCGTACCAGCGGGCGGCCCGTGCACCAGCAATCCGTGTAGCCCCCTAACTTTTAGCTGGACGCCAACGACCTATCCGTACACGATCGCTGTGCGTGGCGATACGGTGCAGTTCAATTCCGGGACATTTAATCATATCAGAAACATTAACATTGTTAATGCAACCCATTGTCTCGATTTCGTAGGACCTACGAACGGTCAAGCCATTTTTAATCAGTATGTAGAACACGCTTATATGGGGTGTTTTACAGTCGGAACCAATATGTCACGTGTCGACAATACGCCTATTTTTCATGATGTTCATTATCATGTGCTTTGGTACACCTTTTCGTCTGACGTTCTCGGGTGGATGCAGGGGGATGGAACGCACGCGTGCAATCGCACTGATTGGGTGCTTGGGTATGTAGCCGCATTTCATGCTAACGCGATTGAGTTCTTTGAACCATGCCTCGCGGTATTTGCTTATGATCAGACTGTGACGAATGGCGTTGGAACGCTTACTTTCGCTGTCCAGTCTGCCAATTGGACCGACATTACATTCTCCCAAGTGTGTGAGGCTATAGTTCTCCAAAATGCGACGACCCATTTTGACGCAAACTTGGCTAACGTCGTATTGAGTGTCGATCCTTCGACCAGCACTGCCACTCAATGCGGGGGCAAAACCCCGATCGCATTCGGACTGAACAGCGACAATGTGAACGTCAAGATTGCAAATCTGGACGTTCTTGATGCCCAGACTATAGTCAGCCTCGGCGGGGGGAGCCCTGGGACTATTCCTCCTTACTTCTCCGCGGACATCAACGAGGTTGTGACATATAGTCAATATACCAATAACAACGCGGCATTTAGTGCATTAGCCGGTGCTTGCCTGGATATTAAGGGGCTCGAAAGAGTGCATTCTGCAAATGGCTCTGCCGGCCCCTTGATCAATGGAGCGGGCTTCACTTCGCCATCGGCTGGATGCGTCAGCAGCACAATGTTAACGAAACCGTTAACCAAATATAGCGCTGCTGGAACGCCACTTCCGACATGCAATGCCGGTCTTGATGGAGTGTCTGCGATCGTAAGCGACAGCACGGCTCCGACATACCGGAACGCGTACACGAGCGGTGGCGCTGTGACGGCGCGTGTGCTCTGCGTAAATGGAACAGGTTGGGTCAATGATTAGAGGATTATTTAAGAATATCGATGGTCTTTCCCGCGGCATCAATGATGCGGACTTGTCCATGTCGATACAAGGCGTAATAGAATGCCGCTCGCTTCGCCATGTCTTCGCCTGACGCTGACGAGACTTTTGACCATTCATTGGATTCGTCTTTCCTGTGCTCGATTGTGAACATGCATATCTCCTGTCTGAAGATCGTTAGATCACTGCAACACAGATTTCACCATATCCGCATTTCGGTTTTGATTTCCTCATCCTCCGCGATGCGCTCGGATTCTGTCATCCCGGATCGGCGGCGGCTGTTCGTTACATTCAGCCAAACGACGCCGATCACCAGCATTGTGAAAAGCAGCAGCAACACAAATACTGTCATAAGCTCCCTCCTTTGACCGGTTGGCCCCGTCGCACTCGGGGCCTTGGGTTACTCCGCTGCCTGCATGAGTTCAATCCAGGCGTAAGGGTCTTCCTTGGCGGCGGGCATGGGCTCCGTCTTGTTGCGGCGCAAGTAGGCCGGGATGTCAAGACCGTCGTCCGGGCTCGTCGCCCCACGTTCCTGCCGGCGCTCCTCCAAGGCCGCATTGGCGCGGGCAAGGGACTCCTTGAGTTGTGTGGTCAGTTGCTCGGTGCGTTCGGCTGGCGTCATCTGGCGTTCTGCTATTTCGTCCCAAATTACGCCATCGGCGTCATGCATCACGTCTTGGATAGGCGCTACCTTCGGCCGCGGCGTTGGCTTCTTTGTTGCGAATACTTCTCGCGCCCGCGCCATATCAGCCTCGCTTGTGGCGGGCGGAACCCATGCCGTGTTGATCGGGCGGTCATGGAAATGCTCCACCATGTGTTGGCCGAGCGTTTCCTTGTGCTGAGACTCATTGATCGCCTTGATGCGCTCGGCCGCTGATGGAGCCTTGACGCGGATGGCCTCGACGGTCTCCGCTCCGAACGCAACCATTGCCGGGAACAGCACGATCGGCATGCCCTGCCACGCATCGGTCTCGTCCGTATAGGCCGCGGAAATGACCTTGGCGTTGGTCTTGTTGAGCACCATCCCCTTGGGAACGCCGTTGAAGTAGAGGATCGGAAGCAGTTCGGCGCCGTCCTTGTTGGCGATCTCTTCAAGCAGAACGTGGCTCATGATGGCGCTCACGTGCTTGTCATGCAGGTCGGCGGCTTTGAGGTACTTCGAAGGGAAGGCGGCGAAAATCTTCATGGTGGCTCTACTCCTGATCTGGATGATCGTAGTTTTCTGTGAGATCACGGATGGCGTCGGCTTCGGTTGTGCCATAGCCATAAGGGCCTTCTTCGCGGCTCTCCCAGTGGGCTGACCAGTCGAAGGCGCGGGTGGGAATGGGCTTCGCCCAATAGGATGTGATGATCTTGCGGGGCATGGTTCGCTCCATGATATTGCGGGCGCGCGAGGCGACCCACAGATGAGAAAAGGGCACCACGGCGATCACGCCGCAATCCGCAGGCCGCACTCCTCGGCTTCCATCGCGATCCATTCCTGGATCGTGTCGGCGTATTTGTCGGTGAGGGTGTCCAGAAGGTGCCAATAGAGGCTCGGGTTCTCGTCGGCCTCGATGCGCACCGTCTTGGCGCGGCCGGCGTCGCCCATCTTGTAGTTCTGCACCTTCAGATGGATGTCCGAGATGCTCCAATCGCCCGAGGCGTCAAAGGATACTTCGATCGAGCCATCCACAAGCCCGGCAAAGAAGCACTCGCCAGACCTGGTGCGTTCGCTGTATAAGGGAAGTTCTTCGAACTCGCGCGTGAACGTAATGGTTCGCGGTAATGTGATGACCTGGGCCATGAGCTGGTCCTCGTGGTTCGGGTTAAGACCCGGACGGTGCGGGTAACACTGTCCGGGTCGTCTTGGGCTGATGCCCCGACTGTCCACCGCGAGAGGGATGAACAATCAATGCCTCAGAATAACCGATGCCCCCATTGTGATCTAGAAATGGAGTACATCCAAAGAGAGCCAAAGGAACTCACAAACACAATAGACATGGGTCCCGCAGACTCATGGTATTGCGGCCATTGTGAATGCTTATTTGCCGATAAAGAACTCATCGGGCTTGCCGTTTAGTGTTGTGTCATCCGTCCAGGTCAATCCTATGCAAGATTGATTAGCGTCACATTTGATAAGCCATTGGCTGTTCTTGCCTTTTACTTTTACGACACGGTAAAGTGTGTTGACCCAATGAACGGTTTTGCCGCTTTCCACCGCTGACTTGATCTCATCTAATGTCATGTCCGTGTCCCTCTTGCTTCGTCTAAGTGGAGATCATGATGGCAGCTTTTGTAGTCGCCATGCCATCCGGCCGCCTCCTCGCCGAGCGGCACTTGGGCAAATAGGCAGTTGGGCGGGCAAATGGGCAATTTCGCCCAAACCGTCAAAAGCAGACTAGATCAATCACCATCGATGAAACGCAGGCGCAATCCGCGCGACGCTTCAAAGGTGATAAATGAAACAACTCCCTGATCGCGATGCCTTGTTGACCCGGGACGAAACCGCGGTGGCACTGACCGCGGCTGGCTATCCTATCCGGTCGGCAACGCTTGGCACCAAGGCCACGCGCGGCGGTGGGCCACCCTTCCGCCGGTTTGGAACGCGCTCTTTGTACCGCTGGGGCGATGCCATCGATTGGGCGGAGGGCCGGGTGGTGCAGTCGCGCCAAACGCCTCCCGCCAACGCCCCATCATGATGGCAGCTTTTCTCATAGGCATGGTGACGGGTGCGGTTGTCGCGTGTGTTATCGTGAGCGCAATCGGCACCGTTTTTGACCTATGGTAGGCTTCAAGTGCGGGTGATCATGAGCACTTCGATCTCGTCGCCCACCGTACTGAGCCAGTCCTGCATCGCTTGGTTTGTCTTGAATTCCCGTGTCTTGTTCTGTCCGCGAGAGTTCTTGTAGTTGACCGTGGTCATGTCCGTGTCCCTCTTGCTTTATTTGCCGTCCAGTGATATGACTATGCCATGTACACGCATGGCAGTCAAGCCCCAATGGCAAAAAAAGTTCGGCCGCCTCGCCCGGTCGTGAACACCGAACGGGCGCAGATGAGATTTTCGAAGGAATTTCTGCAGGCTGTGGACGATTGGCGCCGCAAACAGGCAGACATTCCTTCGCGGACAGAGGCCATTCGCCGCCTGGTCGATCAAGCCCTCAAGGTGCGGAAATGACGCTCATTCCCTATCCTGGCTGGCGATTCCGGTGTGAAGGCTGCATGATTTATCATGAGCCGCTTGTATGGTGGAGGCGTTGGCCCCTTCAGCTAACCCACCAATTGCGCCAAGCCATCCGCCGCCTGGTCGATCAAGCCCTCAAGGGCAAACGCTAGTCTCAACCTCACAGGAGGCCCCATGCCTCCTCCCGGCATCCCCAACGCACGCATCGTCACGCCTGCCCAGCGCATCGCCTATCGGGTGAAGCGAGGGGAAAGACAGGCGTTCGACCCCGTTCATCATCCTTACCTAGAGGCGCAGCGCATCGCCTATCAGAAGGTGTTGGCGCAACTACACTCTCAAACCAACGGGAGTAGCAGAATCTCTCCCTGGTCGATCGATGAACACGGGTGTCTCACACGAACCATAGGCGGATAACAACAATGAGAAAAACATATCCCGATCCGGGAACGCTCGCCGGCCTGCTTGTCATCCTTGCGGTGGCGATTGCCGTGCTTCTGCTGACGCTTGGGATGCGAGCGCATGCCGGCGGATGGTCTGAGAACCCGAAGGTTCAGGAGTGGTTTCAGTCGGCCCCGGTGCATTCATGCTGTGCAATGGCCGATGGCTTCCTGGCTGACGAATATGATCGTGTGCGACCTGGGGAAGGCGGCCACACCGAAGGGGGAGTTATCGCCCACATTACAGACAACAACAATGATCCGCCGTGCTGGGAATGGTACGATGAGGACAGCGACACTAGGGGTACAACGTGTCGGCGCAAAGTGCCGGAGCAGCTTAACTATTTTGTGCCCGAAAGCTTGATTGTGCACATGCCGCCGAATCCAACGGGTCATGGTGTTTTATTCCTGAATAATGGCGCTGGCGATCCACGTTGCTATTTCCTGCCGTCAGGGGCCTGATCATGACCCTCGCCGCCAACATGATTTTAGCCCTTCGCGCTGTACGAGACGGTGGACATCTCACACGAGCCGAACGATTTTGGCTGAAATCGGAGTATTATATCGACGAAAACGATAAGTTGACGATGCGTGGTCACAATGAACTCAATAACGCAGACAATGCCAAAGGAGACAAACCGAAATGCTAAGTTTTCTCTCTTTGCTGGTTCCAACAAGGGATCAGATGACGAGCTATATCAGGACGGGAATAAAGTGGGTTGGGGGCGCGCTGGCAGGATACGGCATCGCAGTTAGCCCCCAGCTATGGGCCGCATTCGCAGGCCCGGAGGCCGTTCAAGTCTACGCTGGGATTGGAATGGCGGTCATCACAGCGCTAATCGATCGGGTCATCCACTCCGACGCCGGCAAACTCAAGGCAGCCTCTGAACTCGCCAATGGCCCAGCCCGACAAATCGAGCCAATCTTGACGCTACCCACAGCCGAGCCGGCAATCGCGGCTCTGGCCCATGACGACAGGGTTCCTGGCGTCCAGCCAGCGACGCAGCCCGTTTTCACCCCCACAACAAAAGGGTACCGCTCGTGAATTTTGCAAGCATTCTATCGACTATCCTCCCGCTGGTGCTCCAATTGCTCAATGACCCGGCATTCCAGAAGGTGATCAAACAGATTGAAGCGAACCTCGCCGCGAAGCTCAATGCCGGCGTGCCGCCGACCACGGCGAGTCAACAAGCCACGGGGTTGCTCGGCGCGGCAGCGATGCTGCACCTGACGGGCAATCCGGTGACGGACTTTCAGGCGTTCCTGAAGAACCTGCCGCTACCGACAGGATTGCCGACACCGCCGCCCGGGGCAGGGACATACACGTCATGACCCTTGACCCCACGCAAATCCTGATAGTCGTTCTCGTTATCATCCTCATTCTGGATGCGATCAAAGGAATCATCACCGATGTTCATGTGTGGGGGCTGATCAATGCCCTTGTCGGGAATCAGCGTGGCCCGAGCTTTCCGATCCCTCCCGCTCCTGTTGTCGTGCCTCCTGCTCCTGGTCCCGTTCCTGTTCCTGATCCCGGTCCTGTCGGTCCCATCAAGCCCCCCATCGTTCCCCCCATCACTCCTCCGGTCACCCCGCCCGTTCCTCCCGCTCCCGCCCGGACCCCACGAAATACCCATATCGTCGCAACCTCCTTCGCCGGCACAAACGATAGCATATCTTCCAAGACATCGGCCTATACCGGCAAGATCATTGACAGCAGCAAGCCTGGATTCGCCCTCCCCAAGCATCTATCCGCAACGGACCAGCACAGAACAATCCGTGGCTTCTGGAATGGAAAGACAGTTGACGGCCCCCCGATCGATGTCGGCCCCTGGTATCCGAGCGCCAAAGGTCCAGAAGACCCCTATTGGGAAGCCGCAACACGTCCGCGCGCCGAGGCGGACAACCGCACCAATCATGCGGCAATCGACCTCACGCCGGGAGCATGGCGCGCACTCGGTCACCCGGACCCAGAAAACGCCAAAGACTTCATTGATTGGGACTGGGTGGACTACCTCAACACGTCTCCGGTTCCCTTACCCCCCGTCGGACCAACGCAGCCGTCGGTAGGCGGCACAGTTCTCCAGCACAACGTCTGGCCGACGCAGGCGGAATGCCCGAGTTTCTATGGCAGCAGCGAAGCGGCGATCCGAGCGCAGTTGGTTTCGGTGCATGTTCCGTGGCTGATGAATGGCAAGACACAAACGATCGAAATTCACAAGAAATGTGCGGAGAGCCTAAACAGGGTCGTGAATTTCATTTGGGAACAATGTGGCAAGAGCCAAGAGCAAATCCACAAATTCGGGTATGACATTTTTGATGGTAGCTTCAATTGGCGATTCATCGCTGGTACGAATAAACCCTCTGTTCATTCGTACGCTGCCGCAATCGACTTTAACGCCGCCGCCAACCCACAACATGCTACCAACACCAAGTTCAAGCCTGATAGTTTGATTACCCAGGCGTTTGAAACCGAGGGGTGGATTTGGGGCGGTCGATGGTCAGTGGGGAGTGTAGACGCCATGCACTTCCAAGCTGCGAGGGTCAGATGAAAAGTCAAAAAAGAAAACCACTAAAAATCTGAAGGACATCAAAACAGTTTGTCCGTGGTGCGGGATGGGCTTGGAGCGGGATGATATTGGAAAACTTGTCGAACAGGCTAGCAAAGAAGTTCGGCAGAAATTGTTCGTCCATGAGGACTGGGCACGAGACAAGGGTAGTCAGAGGTAAAGTGTAAGAGGCAAATCACACAACAGGAGAACACCAAAATGACCATGCAGGAGATCATCGGCGCAATCTACGGCACTCCGGCGCAGCATCATGAGGATGCAGCGGCGGTGCTCGACAAGAAAGAAAAGGCGTTGCTCGATCAAAGGGCTGCGGCCCACAAACCCAAGCTCGACTGGCGCCATTCGATCGTCGATCTGCTTGAGGTACTCGGTAGACCCGAGGCGCACGACCTCAAGGCACGAGAGCACCTTGCCAAAGAACTGCACTATCCGGGACCGTTTGACGGGTCGGCGAAGATGAACGAGTTTTTGCATAAGAAAGTGCTCGAACAACTCCACATCAAATGAAAACACCGCTGATGCTCTCCGAAAAGGCCAAATCCTGGGCCGCAAACGCCAAGGCATATTTCACGGCGATACGCAAATCCGGAGAACTGGAGCGCGAGAAGATGTGGGAGGCGGAACAGAAGCGACGCCGAGCCTCATTGGAGGAACCAAGCAAGTGAGTTGGATTCTTGTTGATTCAGCCACATGGAACTGGGTGCTGGCCGCGATCTCCCGCATCGACAAGAACGTCACATCGATCGCAACAAACGTCAATCAACTGGAGAAACAAATGTCCGATCTATCAGATATCGTCACATCGGTTTCCGCCGATCTCGATACCCTTGGCACGAAACTGGATACCGAAACCACCGAGATTGCCAAGGTCATTGCGCTCCTACAAAAGGGCAATCCGGACGTTCCGGCCGCGGTTACTGCGCTGCAAGGCATCCATACCCGTGTTGGTGGTCTATCGTCGACAGTAGATCAGCACGTCTCGACGCTGGATGCGGCATTGCCGACCCCTTAGCCGGGGCGTCATCTCCCGGTTTCTCGCCTGGATTCGACTGACGCCCCTTTCCGAAACGCCATGACGCGAAGTGCAACCCCCAGCACCCCCATGCCCGCACACCGTCAGGGCGTGAGCGGCCCCGGTTTGACGTGCCACGCCACTCCGGGGCTGCCTTAACTCTAAAGGAGAACGACAATGCCTATGGGAATGGTCTTTTGGATGTTGATGATCCTATGGTTTGTGTTCTGGGGCTGGACGCATTGGGGCGGCGGCGCTGCCTTTGGTTGGGCTCCGAATATCCTCCTGTTTGTGCTGCTGTTCCTGCTCGGATGGCATGACTTCGGCTTTGTGGTTCATTAGCCATGTCCCTCCTTCTCATCATCGTCATCATTCTGTTGCTCGGCGGCTTCGGTGGAGGGCTCTACACCGGAGGCTACGGCTACGGTCATGGCCTCAACGGAGTCCTGGGCGTGGTTCTCGTGGTGGTCATCATCCTCTTGGTGATGGGCCGACTGTGAGGCGCAGCGAATACCAGCGGCTGCTGACCAAGCGCCACCGCTGGCCGCAGGATGCGCGGGGTGCGCCGCGCCGGTTCCTGATCGTGTTCGGGGCCGTGTTTGCAATCATGCTCGCATTCTGGCTGGTGTTTACATTCTTTGGGAACCTGCCCCCTGGATGACATACCCAATCTCAGAGCCTGGCAGGCAGCGCTTGCCGCTTTCCAGGAGGCGGCCGGAAAGGATATGAGCGTGCCCTTGCAATACACGATCGCATGGGCGGCTGCGATGAATGCCGTGATGGCGTTCAATCGGGAAATGAATTTGCGGAAAAATAATCTATGACTGAGGGTATCGGTTCAGAGCGGCTGGAAAGTCCACCACGCGGCTATCAGCCCGGTGGCGGCCTAGTCCCCGTGCCTGATCCGACTTTACTGACGACACAAAACCTCTTGAGAGAAGTTGCGTCCCTCAAGGAACTCATGGAATCGAGGATCAACGCCAGCCAGGAGCTGGTCGATCAAAAGATCGCGACATCAGATGCCGTCGCCAATGAAAAATTCATCGGCGTGGCCGCCCAGTTCAGTGAACGGGACACACGCACCGATCAGCGGGCGGGAGATACCAAGCTTGCCGTTGATGCGGCGTTTGCCGCCGCCAAAGAGGCAACCGCAAAGATAGAGACCGGATTCACCAAGCAGATTGATGCGATGACGGAGATCATCAACACCAAGACGAGGAACATTGAAGGAAATATCAGTGATCTAAAGGAGCGCTTGATCGCGCTTGAGGCCCGCGGTGGGACGACCGTTGAGGTCAGGCGGGATAGTCGCGAAGATAGTCGCAACACCATGTCTGCCATCAGTATAGCCGTTGCCCTTGTCGCGCTGGCCGCCGTCGTAATTATGGGACTGGTGAAGCACTAAACGCCGAGAGAAAAACAAGAGCGACCTAGACAGCAGAAAAAGGCCGTGACAAAACATGAAGACGGGCAGCTCGGAAGCAAATCTCCACAAGAGCAACTAAGGGCTCTGATCGACGAGTTCAATCAAAAGGCTCTTTCTGACGAGTTGAGACCACATGAGGTATCCGAAATCAGGGAAATGCTGCCGAAGCTTCGGGATATGATGGAGGGACAGCGCCGGGTAAAATGGCTGCTCAAGTCGCTAGGGATGTTTTTGTTGGCGGCCCCCGCCCTCACGGCGATGTGGCAAATTTGGTCAAAATTCCTCGAATGGATTCGGGGGCAGTGATGTTGCGTAACAGGCCATATCTTATCGGATTTTTGGTTGGGCTACTGATCTTCGCGATCCCGATCTACATGCTCGTCGTGCCGCGCGATCCGTGCATCGAGACGACAGATTTCCACATGGAGCCCGATGTCGTTAGGCCTGGACAGAAGTTCTCGGCCGTGTGGACCGACAAGACATTGCGCGACTGCGAGGGGATGCTCAGTCGGAAATTCATTGACCTGAACGGCACTGACGTTTGGGTCTTCCCGGTGGCGCGCACTGTCCGGCATGGGCCGGTGGGGTCGGTCAATAGGTTCCACACCCCGTGGATTGCCCCGGACGCTCCTCCCGGAACGAAGTTGGTGTTCCGAAAGGACTTCAAGCGGTGGTCTAACCCGATCCAGAGCTGGTGGCCGATGGAGGAGACTCAGGATGCGCCGTTCTCGATCGCGGAGTCAGCGCAAGAGCCGCGTCGGCCCTGACAACCCAGTCCCATTGCCCCGCCGCCATCATCTTCGCGTGAGCGTGCGCAATGATACCCAGCAGGTCATTGGTGTCCGCATCTCGCGGGATTTCCATCTGCGGGTAAGCCCGCGCGATGAGGGCCAGCAGGTGTTCGGTGTCCATCATTCATCCTCCCTATAGAATCCGGCGGCCCCATGCCGTCGTCCTCAACCCTCCGGTTACTCTCATGACCGGATGGTGGCCAGCAATGGTCGTTTCCTCCCTGGACTTGGGGCCGGATGGGCTTGCTCATGCGGCCTCCTTTTTTGTGGGGTATTAAGCTTGATTTGGGCCGATCCGGGCTCACGTCAAGGTCACAACCTATTGAAACTACTTGCAAACGTCACAATCGGACAATAAATCAGTTTCAATAAATTCAATGCTTTATGGGTCGAAAAAACGCTTCTTCTCTTTCGCGCGTTCCGCCGCCGTTCTATCGAGACGGTAGACGGCAGCTAGGGCGTTCTCCCGCTGCACCGAATACCGGCAATATCGGGTTGCCATCTTGTCCGACATCCCAACCATGTCGCAGATTTGCGGGATGGTGGCCCCAGCTCGGCGCAGCCTCACCACAGCCGTTCCGCGAAGTCCGTGGAGCACGAGACCCGCTTGCTTAAGAGGCGCAAGGGCGGCGCTTGTATCGCGCTCGCGAAGCCATTGGTTTGAGAGTTGCGTGCGGCTGAAGGGGTGACCATCCTCTTTGATGAGGATGAAGCCGGGCCGACGCCCCCAAGTCGCCATGGCTGCCTGCATCGCGGCCGTGAGAGGAAGCCATAGCTTCAGGCCCGTCTTCTGCTGGATGACGTTGATCCCAGGATGGCCGTCGAAGTCCTCCAAGTCTGACCAACGCATCCGCACCAAATCAGAACCGCGCTGGCCGGTGTTGGCCGCAAGCGTGATGACGCGGGCGATGTGCGGCCGTGCATACTGCTCGCCAAAGGCTACCTGTTCATCGGTCCACGGGATATGGCCGCCATCGCTAGCGCCGATCTCGGTGCCGAGCGTGATCTGGCGAGGCAGCAAATCCCGCACGATCGCCCAACGCTCCACGGCCTTGATGGCGGTGCGGGCAACGGCCTGGACGCTGGGGCGATCGGCTAGGGCGTCGAGAAAAGCCTGCACGAGCGCCGGGCGCATTTCCTCCACGGGAATCGAGCCTAAGCTTTCGGGGTGTTCGGCAATGAGCAGATAGCGGCGATAGGCGTCCTTGGAAGCTGGCGACAATTCGCTAAACTTTTGCGATGCAATGTATTTCCGGATGACAGATGCGAAGCTGTCGGACGCGATGTTATGACCTTTCCAGCGCCTTCCTGGTGCCATGCTTGATCCTCCCCACGAGGTCGACCGATTCACTATGCTCGCTCGCTGAGTCGCCGTCAAAGTGTCTTTCCACGTCCTTCCACTTCCACATGCGCTTGCCGCCCTGGAGCTTTGGCTTGGGAAAGATGCCCATTCGTACCCAATTCTCGATTGTGGACTCGCCCGCGCAGATGTGCTGCGCCAGTGTGGCGAGGTCTTGGAAAGGGGGCGGGTAGGGTAGCCGAGTCATACGCCTATGTCCGCCTTCATTGCGGCGCGCTGATTGCATTTGCGTTCTTCAATGTATTCAAGAAGTAATGCCCCCTTGTAAAACCACTCGCGTTTAGCCCTGTACTGAGCAAAGCGTTGGTGCAACTCTTTTTCATCTGCGATGGTGCCAGGCTCAACATGCAGAATGACGAGTGCGGTTGCGATTCCGGTCCTCAATTTGGGAAGACGTTTTTCGATTGAAGTGGAAAATCCAATTTTAATATAGTCTCCAGCCTCAATGAAATAAATAAAGCCGGGGCCAATCACAAAAGGCGAATCCTTAGTCTTCAGCTTCTGCGACTGTACTGTCCGCACAAGTTCTAGCGCTTTGAGATATTCTCTCTTTTTATGGAGGTTCGTCTTTTTCTCCCACTCGCGACCCTCCCGGATGGCCTGGGTGATCCGGCGCAGGTCATCCTCCGTGAATAGCTTAGACCGACCCAGCAAGCCAAAAAAGGGCTGTCCATAGGCATCGAAGGGATGGGTGCGGAGCCATTCCACGAGCTGGCGGCGGGTGACGCCAAGGCGCTCGGCGGCGATCGGGAGGGCAAAGCTTACGCGGTCCATTCACTCGCCCTTTCCCTCTGCTGGACGGGCAGCAAGGGCGGCGCGGGCTGCTTCACACGCTTCATGCAACCTCATAGAGTTCTCTATGTATCCCCAAACTCTAGTTGGGCCGGAAATTGTCCCTGGGTCAGTTTGTATAGCCGCAAACGGTTTCAGCGCCTCCCGCAGCCGCGCGATTTCCTCGGCGTCACGTTTAGTCTGCTCCAGCAATTTAGAAACTTGCTCGGCCAAATCTGCTAACGTCATCCAATCTTCTACCATCGGGCGCCCTTTCCCTCTATGTCCTGGGTTTTTTGCTTGCGGCCATGTCCGTGTCCTCCTGTTTTGTGGGCGTCGCCGACGGGAAGCGAGGGATCGGGCAAGCTTAGCGCTGCCTGATCCAATAGAAGATTAGGATTACTCCTATCATCCACACAATAAACCGAGGCGCAGCAGGGCTGTCGGGCAAATAGACGGTGACCATCCTCATGACGTTATATCCTCGCTATCGCGAGCGGCGTGCAGGAACACAAGCACGAAAAACATCGTAAGTTGACCAAATACAACACCGCCGATAAAAGTTAACATCAGTCGACCTCCCTCTCTGTTTGGGCCTCGCTCGCCGCCTTCTCTCCTGCCTCGCGCAGAAATTTGCTGACGGGAATTCCGCGGGCTCGGATGTGGGTGAGCAGAGCGGTCGTAATCCGAACGGGAACGATGGCCATTCGGCGGGGGCGGGGGCCACGCCATGTGGCGCCTTCAATGAAGTAATTGGCTGTCATTTTACGAGTCCCATCATTCGCATTCAAGATCGACGCGATTTTGTTCTTCCCAAACCCACGATAAAGCGGCGAGGAAATGTTTCTCATAGGTTGGTTCGTATTCGATAAGATATCCGTATTTGCGGCACCATATTAAGTCGTTCTGACAGTCCAGCAGATGCGCCCGCGCCCGTTCAAGTTCAGAGGGGACGCGGCTCCGATCGCTGCGCTGGTACTGTGGAGCGTCGGGGATGATGCGTTTCATCGCTTTTCCGAGAATTCGATGATTTCCGTTGGAATCTGGCGCCTGCTCTGGCTGGCGATCTGCATCTGCGTCTTGACGGTGCGCAATATTTCGCGGGCCTGGCCGGCGATAGCATCGCCGCGACTCGGCAGCATTTGCTCGGTTTTGATGTCATTTAGCGTTTCCCATAGAACATCCTTAAGGCTATTGGCCGTCAGCGACCTTATAACGGTGACGGCCTGTGTCCGCGTGGTCTTGGCGACGGCGTGACTTGATTTTGTTGAGTGTGCCATTTTCCTTACGGGTTTCATAATCGGTGATCCTTGCGTTAATCTGTTTATCCAACTCGGTGAGAACGAGGAACGCTTCCGCAAATGGACCGAACGATTTGAGCGCGCGATATTTACGGTCATACTGCGATTTCCAGCGCTTGTATTGTGGTTGCCTGCAGTATTCGACATGGCGTGACATTCGTTTCTTGCGCTCGCGCGCTGCCTTTACGGGATCATATGTATGTCGATGGCGTTCAGCCTTTTTTGCTTTCAGAAGTGCGAGATGTCTTCGTCGATATGCTATATCGTACAGCCGTTTTTCCTCTTTCCTCTGCGCTCGCGTCTTGTGGGTTCGCTTTGCAATGCCAGCACATTCACGGGTGCAATAGATAGGGGCTCCTATCCGGCATGCGCGGTTGACGGCGCTGGCGGACTTTTCAACAAGGTCGCCGCATTGTGGGCATGTTACCTCAACAAATTTCATGCGGCCTCCGCTTTCTCGGTCCGATGGTGTGCAACCTCTGCCTCGATCTCATCGGGTAGGTAGCCGAGCCGGGCCAGGTGATGTCGAAAACCCGCTTCCGACAATCCCCCTCGCCGGAATTCACCGACACAAAGCGCGAGGTCGATCCGCCAGATATCGAAGGAGAGGGGAGTGGGATGGGGCATCAATCACCTTTGGGCCAATCAAACCCCTGGCATGACCGCACCGTCACGACGGATTGGATGGGTCATCGCCACTCCCAATCGTCTGAGTGGTCAAATTCATCAAAGTCATGCTCGGCTAAATAATCACAATGATTGCAGTACCAACCGCCGACAATTCCGACACTTGGATCGTCCGGCTCGTGTTCCATCTCCAGATCACACATCGGGCAGCGTTTGGTCATCTCAATCACCTTTGGGCCAATCGAACCCCTGGCATTACCGCACCGTCACGACGGGCGCTATGGGTTGGGGATTGTCGGTGCAGGGCGCGGTGTGAACGCCCTCATGAATGTTGGGATGGGCGATGCGCATGGCTTTCATAAAAGCCTCGTCTTGATCGACCATGGCGGCGTAGCGCATGGCCTCGGTGGGCTCGGCTTCGCCGGGGGTGATCTTGGGCACGGGGATCAGCGCCTGAGCGCCGCTTCAAGGCGCTGATGTGTTCTGTCGCACGTCCACCGGTCCCAACTGTCGCGGAATTCTTTGGCGCGTTCGGCAAGTCCCAAGCCATCAATGGCGTCTTCAAAACTCACGCCAAATTCGAAGAGATCGTAAAGCTGGCGGGCTTTGGATTTGGCCCCGGCAGACTTGAACGCGATGCGGTCGGTCATTTAGTCAACTCCCCTTTGATCTGGGGAGGACCATATTGACAATTCGTCAAGCAGTCAATGACGATTTGTCAGTCTTGGCAATTATTTTCGTTCACCGCCTGTTCGCAGGGGCGTGAGCGCAATGAGCTTGCGCCGTTTTTCTGTTCGATTGGCCGGCGTCTTTCCTTCCGCGGGCACTCCATCGAGTGCAAGCCCGGTGAATTTGCAAAACCGCCAAATAAGATAAGCCGGAAATTTCTTGCGGCGCACGTAGGAAATGTAATTGTTTGCGTCTATATCGCCGCCCAGAAACGTTGCCATCTCGTTGTGCGTCAAGTCCTTGGCCTTCTGATAACGGACGATCATCGCCGCCGCCCGCTCATCGAAGGCCCGTTCCGAGCTATTGTCATCATCCGAGAACATGACAAATTGTAAGACTGTGGACTTCGCCGGTCGCTTGACAAATTGTTCTTGCGCGCTTGACAAATCGTCAATATTCATGGGAACCATGACAGATTCGTTGGACTGGCAATTGATCAAGGAAGCGGCGGGCGCCCTCGGCGTCAGTTCTGGGAACTTTGCCCAGTGGAAGTCGCGCGGCAGGGTGCCGCACAAATGGCGCGTCCCAATCTTCCGCCACACGCAGGGGCGCGTGTCGTTGGAGGCCCTGGAAGCGTCCGATGGGGAGAAGGTAGCTTGATCGATTTTGTAAATGCGGAGAATGGCATAACCGGCCACGCCGGTCGTGATGCTGGTCAACGTCATGGATGTTCCCCGTTGATATCGGGGCATGTCGTGCGGCCGTTTCTGCGTGTTTCTTATCGGCCGCCGGAAAATTGTGACGGACATGCGACAAACTGTCAACACTCTTTAGTAGCAACAGCATCCACCCACTCATTCCCCCTATTTGGAGGGGTTGACTCTCTCAAAATTCCGGTCCCGGCCGGGACACTCCGCAGTCGGCAGGCGCACTCGCAACCAGATCGCTGCCAGCCAGCGGTGGGGGAGCGTGAATCATGAGCCTCGCTTTTGCAAATCAGGGTGCCGCAAAGCGTTGCGGCAACCAACCGTCCTTCGACCATTGGGGGCGGCTCGCAAAAGCCGTCCGAGAAATCTTTCCTAGCAAAACCGCTTGGCATCTCAGCGATATTTCCGGTTTGAGGCTCCGTGCCTGCGAATATTTTTTGTCCCGCAAGACTTCGCTATCGGGCGACGCCATCGTCACGCTGCTGCGGAGCAAAGAGGGGCTTCGCGTCCTTGAGGCGCTGATGGGCGACGCCCGTCCCGAGTGGTGGGCCTCTCTGCAAAAGGGAATCCAGAAAGAGCGCTACGAGCGCGAGATCGAGCAAATCCGCAAGCGAATGGAGGCACTGTGATGACCGCCATCCTCGCCGCCATCACCCGTTTCTTTGCCGCCCTGACGGAATGGTCGAATGGCACGCGCGACCGGCGCCGCCATGCCGTCACCGCCCTCTACCGCGCACACCGCAGGGAGACCGAGCAATATCGGCGCGCCTTTTACAAGGAATACGTGGCCCAGCACCGAAGACGCTGTTTCTGATGGGGAGACATCATGAAAGCACCGCGCGCACTCATAAAAAGCTCGACGTGGCTTGCGCCTGACGATGCTGCCTATTTGGACAATATGGCCGACGAGGGGGGCTATCCGAGCCGTTCCGCCCTAATCCGCTCGCTGCTGCGGGCGATCATCGAGGATGATCGGCGGGCGCATTCGGAGCGGGCGGCGTGAGTCGCAGCGGTCGGCAAAGACTTGAGGCTATTCCCGCCGCGATAGAGCGTCGCGATGAATTTCTTGCGCGCGTGAATCTCGCCGGGAGCGATTCCGCAAAACTCGCGGACCTCATGTCCGAGGCCATTGGCATGCTTTACGAGGCGAATGGTCTCGAAACGGTTGGGAAAGACGGCCGCAAAACCGTCTGCATCGAGAGTGTGATGGCCGCACATTGCATGTTTGGTGCGCGGGACTCCTATCGGCGGGCGCATTCGGAGCGGGCGGCGTGAAGTGGTTCAAGCGCATCGAAGCCGATCGGCCGCCCGATTTTATCATCGGCGGCATTGATCATCCTTACCTGAAACGATGGTGGCTGATCCCACGCAACAGGTTTTTCAATATCTATTTGCACAAGTTCCTGCGATCGGACGATGACAGAGCACTTCATGATCACCCCTGGCTCAATGTTTCCTATTTGCTGGCCGGCGAATACGTCGAGCACATGATTCTAGCCGGCGGCGTGCGCACGGCAACGAAGTATATCGCTGGCGATCTGCGCTTTCGTGGAGCGCGCACGGCTCATCGCATTGAGATTGATCAGGCGTGTTGGTCGCTTTTTATCACCGGCCCGATCATTCGAGAATGGGGATTCCACTGCGAGAAGGGCTGGCGTCCGTGGAGGGAATTTGTGTCGCAGCAACATGCGGGCGATATTGGCAAGGGGTGCGATCCATGACCGACCATCTCCCCGCCGTCCGCCGGCTCCGCGACGAGAAGGGCTGGGGCTGCCGCCAGATCGGTGCCGAACTCGGCATCGGGAAGGATGCCGCGCTGCGGCTGCTCAAAAAGCTAAAACTGGAAGATGCAATCAACACATCGTTCTCTGCTGTCCAGCCGCTAGCGCGTATGAGAGCGCCAGCATTCCTGAAAACCGCGGCTGATTATGCTGCAGCCATCTCGATGTCATGGCAGCAGAGCGTTGAGGCGATCTTTGAGACCGGGCGTTTATTGAACGCTGCAAAGGAGGCATTGGAACACGGCGAATTTACACCGATGATCAATGAAGGCTTGCCGTTCGGACCATCAACTGCTGCGCGGTTGATGAAAATAGCCGCGGATGAGCGCCTGCAAAACCGGAACACGGTGCAACATTTGCCCCCCTCTTGGGGAACGCTTTATGAGTTGACAAAGCTTGATGATGCTACGTTCCAGCACCGAATCACAGACGGCACGATCCGCCCGGACATGGAGCGTCGCGACATCGCAACGGCCGTCAAAGCGACCCGCCGCGCCGCCCGCGAGGCCCATCTCGGCGAAATGCAGGCCGCCGCAAATCTCAAACTCCCCGACAAGAAATACGGGGTGATCTTGGCCGACCCAGAATGGAGATTCGAACCCTGGTCGCGCGAAACCGGCCTCGATCGCTCGCCGGACAACCATTACCCTACCTCGGTCACCGATGTCATCGCCGCGCGCCCCGTGCCGGACATTGCTGCCAAGGATTGCGCCCTGTTCCTTTGGGCGACGGTGCCGATGCTGCCACAAGCGCTTTGTGTGATGGCGGCGTGGGGCTTCGACTATCGATCCCATGTGGTGTGGTCAAAGCGTCGCGACGCCAATGACAATGGCGTTGCTACCACCAAGCCCGCCATCGGCACCGGCTATTGGTTCCGCAACAGCCATGAATTGCTGCTGCTCGGCATCAAGGGCAACATCCCGGCGCCCGCTCCAGGCGATCAATGGGGCTCCATGCTGGAGGCCGTGATCGGAGAGCATTCGGTCAAGCCGTCCTGCTTTTACGCAATGATCGAAACGTATTTCCCGCATCTGCCGAAGATCGAATTGAACGCGCGCCGAGTGCGTCCGAATTGGGATTCGTGGGGGCTAGACGCTCCGAAGATGGAGGCGGCGGAATAGCTCATGGGCGAGAACTCCAAGATCGAATGGACGGACCATACCATGAATTTTTGGGTGGGCTGCACCAAGGTTTCGCCAGCGTGTGACTACTGCTACGCCGAGTCCTGGGCGAAACGCGCTGGGAATCCAGAACTCTGGACGGGTGAGCGCCGCCGAACGACACGGGAGAACTGGCTGCAGCCATATAAATGGAATGACCGCGCTCGCCCCGGTGCGAGGCCGGCATGGGACAACCATCGGCCCCGCATCTTCACAAATAGCCTCGCCGATTTCTTTGACAATCAGGTTCCTGCGGAATGGCGCGCCGATGCGTGGCACGTCATCGACAAGACACGCCATCTGGATTGGCTGATCCTGACTAAGCGGCCACAGAACATTGCGAAGATGCTGCCCTTCAAATGGGGCGATGGCTGGTCTCACGTCTGGCTCGGCACCACGTGCGAGAACCAAGAGGTCGCTGACCGCAACATCCCGATCCTTCTGAGTGTGCCAGCGGCCGTGCGGTTCGTGAGCCTGGAGCCGCTGTTGGGGCCTATTCATTTGTGGTGGTTCAATGGTCCTGGGGCGCGCATCGATTGGGTGATCTGCGGCGGCGAATCCGGCCACCACGCTCGCCCGATGAGGATCGAGTGGGTACGCAACTTGCGCGATCAGTGCGCGGCGGCCGGCGTTCCCTTCCATTTTAAGCAATGGGGCGAGCACAGGCCTGACGATCCAGCCGCCAATCGAACAGCGATGGTTCGCGTCGGCAAGCGTGCCGCCGGCCGCCTTCTCGACGGCATCGAACACAACGGACTTCCATCATGACAAATCTCTCTTGTGGCACCCGCTGCGCCATTGGCCTCACCCGCAGCCCGGAAGCCATGGCCCGCCGCAAAGAGCGTGCCCAGCGTCTTGCAGACAAAGAGGCCAACGCTGCCCTGCGCGCATCCGGAGCATTGGCCCCATCCTATTCGCGAGCGCCTCCGGATCACGTCATCGAGGAGGCCCGTTTCGCGATGGCCGCCGGTCCGCGTGACATTACGGCTGCTGCGTTCGGAGACCCATTGCCGGGCAGGTCGGCATTGGATCGGCGGTCATGACTCTCCCCTGCCTCTGCCCCCTCTGCCGAATCAATGAACTCTATGCGCAGTATGACGCCGATGCGCGGGCATACTCGCAAAGACGAAAGCCGCCGATCATGGATTGGAATAAGGCGAGAGAAGTGCTGACTCGACCAGTGGGGAAAGTGTAGATATGGCATACCCGAATCTTACGACCGATGATCTTTGCGAGGCCACCTTTGGCAGGTGCTTCTATTGTGGGCGGTTAATTAGCCGCCGGCATTGCGAGACCCCATCCAAGGATTGGCTTATCATTGGATACCAGCAAAAGCCGGTCACAGAACACTCGATCCCGAAATATCGCGGCGGAACGGATTGCCCCAGCAATTTGGTGCCATCATGCCAGCGTTGCAATATACGTAAGGGGCGTCTGACGATCGGCGAATTTAGGCTTCGGCTTGGCCTTGAGAAAAGGAATCCGTCCTTTACCTTCCCTCGTGAAATGCCGGAGCCATACCGCGATTGGCTATGTGTATATTCGAAGGCCCGTGAACGCGGCCTCTTGCATTCCAATTTTCCGAGACTGGCGGCATCCTACAGATGACATCCCGCCCCCAAACCATCTTCCGGCGCGTCCATACGCACAACTTCACCGTGCTTCCGAACGCGGTGCTCAATGACGCGCGCCTATCGCTCGACGAGAAAGGCTTCCTGTGCTGGCTGTTGAGCCGCCCGAATGATTGGGAAGTCATCCCCACAGCCTGCCAACGCATCCTCAATATCGGTCGGCATTCGTTCTACCGGATCACCAAGACGCTGTGCGAAACCGGCTATTGCAAGCGGGAAGTCATCCGCGCGGAAGATGGCACCGTGGTCCGCGTCCAGTTCATGATCTACGATGCGACCGACATTGCAACACCTGTGACTCCGCAACAACATGCCGAAAATCAGCAAGTGAATGAAAAAGAGCTTGAACCAGATGCCGATTATCAAGATGCTGAAAATAGGCACGCGGTAATAAATAATGATAGTATAATAAATATCCCCCCTACCCCCCAAGCGTCCAAGCCAACTGAACCGCCACAGGCTGCCGAGGAAGCAAGCCAGGGGGCGATCTTTCCCGATCAAGGCAAGCCTAAATTCTCAGTCCTCAAGCTCAACTGGCCTCCCGATCACATCCTCAGCGCCACAGCGGCGGAACGCAAGTTCCTGCGTCTGCCCGAAGTCGAGCAATGGGCGGCCATCGATCGGGCGCCGGCCTACATCGCGGATATTCGATCCCGCGGATGGAAGCTCGGAGACCTGACGACGTATTTGCGCGAGAAACGCTGGGAAAGACTGGCAAGTGCATCGCCCGCTGCAGCCTTTTCCACCAAGGGCGGCACCCCCCAAGCTTTCCGATGGCTCGAATATCGAGAGGCCATGGGCGAGCCCACGGCCTACATGCGAAACTGCTTCGCGACGGGCAAGCCATGGTATGCGCCAAGCGAGTGGCCTCCTGCGCTTCCGAAGCGAGAATCCACCGGCCCCCCTGCTAGTTCCCTGATGACGGAAGCCGACGAAGCGGAACTCGCACGCGGGATTTGACCCATGAATTATTGGCTCGGCGTCTACACCAAACCCCAGGCGGAAGGTCGCGCCGAGCTGGGGATCAAAGCTGCGAGAATCCCCGTATTCTGCCCGTGGGTGCGCACACGGGTCGCCCAAAGAAACGGCGATCGATATGTGATCATCCGGCCGCTATTCGAGCGCTACGTTTTCGCTGAATGCGATGCGGGCCGCATTGATCGGTTGCTGGAGATCGATGGCGTCGAGACTGTCCTGCGGTGTGGTCGCGGCAAGGTATCTCGGATTCCCGCGGTGCTCATCGATGCGTTTCAACGGGCGGAAGGCTGTGGCGTTTTCGATCGGGCCGACGCCGTATTTCACGAGGGCGACACCGTAAGGATCGTAGGCGGCCCCTATGCGGGTTTGATCGCCAAGGTGCGCAGCGCCAAAGTGAAAAAGCGCGTCAGTCTTCTGATCGATTTCGTCCACAAGCTGACGATTTCGGTGGATAGTTTGGAGATGGTCAACGCATGACACCAAAACAAGCCAAGGAGTTAACCGGGCGCAGCGAGCGTTGGCTGCGCCGTCATTCCTGTGCGTGGTGTGGGCAAACATTATGGCGGGCCTTGAGAATTGGCTGTGGCGCAATGTTCGAGCGATGTGACCCGACTCAGAAGAATTTCGGTCCAACGGGGC